TATAAGGTTTTAATGGGAGATAAATCAGATAATATTGAGGGAGTTAAAGGATTAGGTCCTAAAAAACTACCAAAAATAGTTCCTGATATAATCACCGAAAGGGTCTTGGATTTAGATTCCATCGTTCAAGAAGCTTTAGAAGGGGAAGAACCTATGCACGAAAGAATTGTGGCGTCGGAGCATCAATTAGAAATAAATGAAAAGTTAATGGATTTAAAAAATCCACCAATTTCAGGAGAATTAAAAAAGCAAATTCGTATGTTAATGAATGAACCAATAAATTTGCTCTCCCGAAATAGTTTTACTACAATGTATCATGATGATTGTATGGGAAATGCTTTACAAATTCCAGACACATGGTTAACTCAACATTTTGTAAAATTAAATAGTTACGCTGAATCAACACATGAATAAACTTACACAATATGGTCATCCGTTTCAAACAAAAGCATTAGCTGCGTTAGTAACAGATAGGGATTTTTTACAACAGTCAGCTGACATTGTATCTCCTGAATATTTTGATTCTGATGCAAGTAAATGGATTGTTCGTAAAACACTAACTTATTTTAATGAATATAGAACAACACCAACAATGGAAGTTTTTAAAGTTGAGGTTGAAAAAATTCAAAATGAAGTACAAGCAGTTGCTGTAAAAGAACAACTAAAAGAAACATATAAATCATCACAAGTAAAAGATCTTGAATATATTAAAGATACTTTTCTTGATTTTTGTAAAAATCAAACACTTAAAAATGCAATCGTACAATCTGTCGATTTACTTCAAAATGGTCAATATGACGACATAAAAGCAATCATAGATGAAGCTATGAAAGCTGGTGCGGCTAAAGATATTGGGCATGACTATATAGTAGGAATAGAGGAGAGATTAACTAAGTCAAGCAGAAGCACGGTCAAAACTGGATGGAATGTTATTGATGAAATTATGGATGGTGGATTAGGTGGTGGTGAGTTAGGTGTTATGGTGGCGCCCGCTGGTATTGGTAAATCGTGGTGTTTACAGGCAATTGGAGCAGCTTCCGTCAAAAGAGGGTTATCTGTGGTTCACTATACATTAGAGTTGAACGAAAACTATGTTGGTCTAAGATATGATTCTATATTTAGTGGAGTTACAACTGCTAACATAAAATATTATAAAGAAGATGTACAAAAGAAAATTAGTGAATTAGATGGTAGGTTGATAATCAAATACTATCCTACAAAATCAATCACAGTTCAAACTTTATCCGCTCATCTAAAACAATTAGAATTGCAGGATATGAAACCTGATTTGATGCTTGTTGATTATGCAGATTTATTAATCGGTACAGGTAGAGAAAAAAGACATATATTAGAATCAATATACGAAGATTTGAGGGGTTTAGCAGGTGAGTTTGATACGCCAGTATGGACTGCATCACAAGCTAATCGTTCTTCATTGGAGGAGGAAATTATAGACGCGAGTAAAGTTGCGGAGAGTTATGCAAAAGTTATGATAGCTGATTTTGTAGTTTCTTTGAGTAGAAAAGTTGAGGACAAAATATCAAATACAGGCAGATTTCACGTGATAAAAAATAGATTCGGAATAGATGGGATTACATATCCAGCTATGATGAATACAAACATAGGTAAAATTGAAGTGCATGAATCAACTTCAAAAAGTGGCAAGGAACAACAATCTAAAATGGATAATTCTGAAGAGTATTTGCGTAAAACATTATCAAACAAATACAATGATATGAATAAATCTGTAGATGGTTTTGAATAAAGTAGAGTATATATTATATTTAGTTATGAGTTTTTTATATCGAAAACAAAACAATATATACTTCGGTTAGGAGAAAGTTTTAAATGGAAAAATTTAAGTTATCTGATAATTTTCTTAATAAATTTAAGAGAAAGAAGGCACCATTTGGTTTTAACGGATTAGGTGAATTGGTTTATATGAGAACATATTCTCGTATAAAAGAGAATGGTAAAAATGAAAGATGGTGGGAAACGGTTCAGAGGGTTGTAGAGGGAACATACTCAATGCAAAAAGAACATATTGAATCATTATCATTAGGTTGGAATGCATGGCAAGCACAAAGGTCGGCGCAAGAGATGTATGAAAGAATTTTTAATATGAAGTTCTTACCACCAGGTCGTGGTTTATGGGCTATGGGTACACCAATCACAGAAGAAAAGAATTTATACGCGGCACTTAATAATTGTGCATTCGTATCAACTAAAACACTCAAAGAAGATTATTCAAAACCATTTTGTTTCTTAATGGACGCATCTATGTTAGGTGTTGGAGTTGGATTTGATACCAAAGGTGCTGGTGAGATTATAATAAAAGGTGTTAACAAAGATAGAAATGAAGAGGTATATGAAATACCCGATACTCGTGAGGGTTGGGTAGAATCACTTCGTTTACTTTTAGAAAGTTACTTTCACGGAACTGCTCACGTAGAGTTTGACTATACTAAGATACGAGATGAAGGAGAACCAATCAAAGGTTTTGGAGGAGTAAGTTCAGGTCCTGAACCACTAAAAGAAGTACACAATAGTATTAGAAAAGTATTAGAGGATAATAGCGGAGAACCAATCACAATCACAACAATCGTAGATATTATGAATCTAATCGGTAAATGTGTTGTGGCTGGTAATGTAAGAAGAACAGCAGAGATTGTTTTTGGTGACCCACATAATGAAGAGTATTTAGATTTAAAAAACTACAAAGTAAATCCTGATAGAGAAACTTATGGTTGGACATCCAATAATAGTATTTTCGCAGAGTTAGGAATGGATTACACAGAAGCTGCAAAAAGAATAATAGATAATGGTGAGCCAGGTTTTGCTTGGTTAGATAATATGAGACATTATTCTCGTATGAAAAATGGTGGTGATAACAAAGACCATAGAGCTATGGGTGGTAATCCGTGTTTAGAGCAAACCTTAGAGTCATATGAATTATGTTGTTTGGTTGAGACATTTCCTAGCAATCACGATTCATTTGAGGACTATGCTAGAACATTAAAATACGCATATCTTTATGCAAAAACAGTCACATTGGGTGGAACTCATTGGGCTGACACAAATAGGGTTATGTTGAGAAACAGAAGAATTGGTTGTAGTGTGAGCGGAGTCGCACAATTTATTACAAAAAATGGTTTGGGTGAATTAAAAGATTGGTTGGAAGATGGTTATGATGTCATAAAAGAATGGGACACAAAATATTCAGATTGGTTCGCAGTCCCACGTTCAATCAAAACTACCTCAGTTAAACCAAGCGGTACGGTATCTTTATTAGCAGGTGCTACACCAGGCTTACATTATCCTGAGAGTAGATTTTATATTAGAAGAATTAGGTTGTCAAAACATTCAGAGTTGATTGAACCTATGAAAAAAGCAGGTTATAAGATAGAACCAGCCTTTGGTTCAGAGGATACGACTTCGGTTGTTGAAGTTCCTGTTGATGTTGGTGAGGGGATAAGAACCGCATCAGAGTTATCAATATGGGAACAATTCTCTTTAGCAGCTTTTATGCAAAGACATTGGGCTGATAATCAGGTTAGTTGCACAGTTACATTTAATCCAGAAACAGAGGGGGATGAAATATCGCATGTATTGAATTATTTTCAATACCATTTAAAAGGTATTTCACTATTACCACGACACGATTATGGTGCTTACAAACAAATGCCATATGAGTCTATAGATGAAAATGAATATAAAAAGCAAGTTAGTAAACTTAGTAAACTATCATTTGGAGTTATCAAAAATGAAGAAGCTGAAATTGATAAGTTCTGTAATAACGATAGTTGTGAAGTTCCCTCTTTAACTGGTGATAATGATGACCAAGAATACGCAAACTAAAATTTCACATACAAAAAGCGGACAGGCAGTAGACACACCTGTGAAAAAATGTGTCGTACTAAACAATAACAAGGAGATTCGATATGAAAAGTCGTAATCTAATTGCTATGATGATGACTCTACTAACACCGATGATGTTGTTTGCACAATCGGTAACAGGAACAGTTACATCAGAAGCAGGAGACCCTTTAGCTAATGCTAATATTGTTGTAGTTGGTACTGATTTAGGTACAATTTCAGATGAAACTGGAACATTTGTACTTGATTTAGGTGCTGGTGACTATACAATTACAGCTACAGTAATTGGGTTTAAACCACAATCACAACTTGTGAAGATTACAGAAGCTGATACAGACTTGATGATGGCTTTTGTTCTACCGCTAAACGTGATTGAATTGTCAGACGTTGAAGTTCTTGCTTCAAGAGCTGACGATAAAACACCTGTTGCTTACACAACCGTTAGTAAAGAAGAGTTAGAAGTTCGTCTTGGTTCACAAGATATTCCGATGGCTTTAAATACTACACCAAGTGTATATGCAACACAACAAGGTGGTGGTGCGGGTGATGCTCGTATCAATGTTCGTGGATTCAACCAAAGAAACGTAGCAGTTATGATTAACGGAGTTCCCCAAAATGATATGGAGAACGGATGGGTTTATTGGAGTAACTGGGATGGAGTAGCCGATGCTGCTAACTCAATTCAGTTACAAAGAGGTCTATCAGCGGTTAATTTAGCTACACCATCTATTGGTGGAACCATGAACATCATTACAGACCCAGCTGCAAACGAGAGAGGTGGTAAGTTTAAACAAGAGGGTGGTGCAGGTAATTTCTTGAAAACAACTTTTAACTACAATACTGGTTTGATGATGGGTGATAAATTAGCGTTGAGTGGTACACTTGTTCGTAAGACAGGTGATGGTATCATTGATGCTACTTGGACAGACGCATGGGCATACTACCTAGGTAGTAGTTTTCAAATGAATGAGAACAATCGATTCGAACTTTACGCGATTGGTGCTCCACAACGACATGGACAAAATCTATATAAACAGAACATAGCTACATACTCACAAGATTTAGCTGGGGATATAGATGGATATGACGTTACTGCTTTCGCAGAGGGTAATAAGTTCGAGACAGAAGCCGGTAGAACATTCAACCAAAATTGGGGGCCTGTAAGTTCCGATTACACAGGTAAACAATACTGGTATATGTATGGTGTCGGTGGATTGTTCGGTGGTGGAAACCAACCAAGATACAACTCTAACTTTTTGAATGAAAGAGAAAACTTCTTTCACAAACCATTGGTTAACCTTAACCATTTTATGACCATTAACGAAAAGACAAGACTAAGTTCAGTATTGTATTGGAGTGGTGGTTCAGGTGGTGGAACTGGTACTTATGGTTCATCATTCAGAAAACCAGCAGTTGACGGACAGAAATGGTATAGAAGTTCACCTTGGGGTTGGGATTGGGATGCAGCTATCGCAACCAACTCTGATAGGGTAGACGCTAACTTTCACGCAACAGAGAATCGTTCAAAAGGTATTCTTCGTAACTCAATCAACAGACAAAACACTTATGGTTTGATTTCTAAACTTAACTACGATGTTAGTGATGAGTTAGAAATACAAGTCGGTCTTGATTGGAGAACAGCAGGTATTGAACACGCTCGTGAGGTACGTGACCTACTTGGTGGTGACTATTATGTAGACTACGCCGACGACAACGCACCTGATGGTAAAGTTGTTCGTTTAGGTGATGAAATTGCTTATCACAACTCTACAACCGTAGATTGGATTGGTGGATTCTTACAAGGTAACTACACCAAGGATAAACTAAACCTATATGGTATGGGTGGATTATCAAGTATTAAATATACTTACCAAGACCACTTTACAGTAGCTAACGAAGTAGTTGAAGCAGATGCTATTTCTACTTTCCAAATCAAGGGTGGAGCTATGTATGACGTTGATGATAATGTTAGTGTGTTCGCTAACACAGGATACGTTCAGAAACCACCAATTATGGATAACGTAATCTACTATGATGGTACAGTTGCGTCAGACCCATCTAACGAGAAGTTTGTCAGTTCAGAAGCTGGTGTAAATTTCAACACCGAAAATGTAGCAGTCAAAGTGAGTGCTTACAATACTGATTGGATGGATAGAAACCTAACTAAATCTGTCACAACAGGTCAAGGTGACTCAGGTGATACCGACGTTATTTTCTTGAGTGGTATCAATCAGAAACACCAAGGTCTTGAGATTGAAGCTTCTATGAAACTTAATGATATGATTCGTTTAGACGGAGCTGTTTCATTTGGTAATTGGAAGTTTGACGGAGATGCTAAAGGTAACTACCAAGAGAATGAGTATAATGCAGAGGGTCAAGTTATTGGTTTAAAGACCACACCTTACTCTTATGCACTTGATGGATTATGGGTAGGTGACATGCCTCAGACAGCTTATGTTATGGGTGCTACACTTACACCAATCAAAGGTCTTAGACTACAAGGTATCTTGAAGATGTACGATAAGAACTACTCAGATTGGAGTCCAAATGCACGTGAGTATGATGGTAGTGATGCAGACGCTGACAGAAGTCAAGTTTGGATGGCACCAAAGTATAATCGTTTAGACCTACATGGTTCTTACAAACTACCAAAGATTGGTGGTTTAGATATGAGTGTTAACGCTCATATATTCAACGCGTTAGATGCAGTTTATGTACAAGATGCCGTTGATAATTCACAGTACAATGGTTTTGGTGATAAACTTCACCTACCACATAACGCAGAGGTATTCTTAGGAACACCACGTTATGCTAATATTGGATTAGTTGTCAATTTCTAGGAGTTTTAATTAGGGGGGATTTATTCCCCCCTTTCTCTTTTCAATATCATGGAAGAAAAAAAAATATTAACAGAAGTAAAGACTTGGATAACCGAGTATTTAGAAATACCAAATGAAAATTTTGGTGGTATGCCAGTATGTCCCTTTGTAAAAGCTGAAAGGGAAAAAAACAAATTAATGTTCGAAATCTGGTACCCGAATAAAACATCATTTATCGAAGTATTAGATAAATTTAAAAATAGTGAATTTTCATCAGCCTTAGTAATATGTATGAATACAGATGGATTACTTTGGGAAGAGGTTGATAGAAAAAAATATCAAAAAACAATTCAAATCTTAATGAAAGAAAACGGATATACGGATATCAAAGCTTTATGTTTCTCACCGTTTGAACATCACACAGCGGCCGGGGAAGAAACAAGAAAAGGTTCACCATACTTTTTAATTAATATAGCCGGTACAGATGAATTAAATGTAGCACATCGAAAATTATTAAAAACATCTTACTTTGATAAATTTACTGATGACGAGGTAAAGACCTTAAAAGTATATCCTAAAAAGAAGAAAAAATTATAAAAAAACACTTGACAAGTATAGGTTTTTTTTCGTATATTCTAACATAAATTAAATTGGGAAATTATATAGTTGTATCAAAACATTTATTATGACAGACGAGTAAATAAGATGCACGTTTGGGATGACAAAGCTGGTCATCTAACGTTTCGTTATAAAAAATACGCTTACACAAAAAATCGTAACGGCACTTATCTATCTTTATATGGTGATAAACTCACAAGAATAAACAAGTGGGATGAAGACCAACCAGATTTATTCGAATCGGATGTAAACCCAGAAATCAGGGTATTGGTTGATAACTACACGGATTCAGATGACGTATCAGAGGGTCATCGCGTGATGATTTTTGATATAGAGGTTGAGGTAACGGATGGTTTTCCAGACGTAGCAAAAGCTGAGAATAAAATTACATCTATCGCTTTTAATGACCCGGTTTTAAATAAATACTATTGTTATGTGTTAGACCCAACAGATAAATTAAATTTAGGTAAAGAAAGAACAAGAGAAGATGGTGATACAATCGTTTCTTTCTATGATGAGTATGACTTACTAAACGCCTTTTATAAAAAATACATGGAGATACAACCAACCATTTTAACAGGTTGGAACGTTGAATTTTTCGATGTACCGTATTTATATAACAGGTCTCAACAAGTTCTTGGTCAAGAGATTGCTAATTTATTATCACCGATACAAATAGTGAGATGGAATAGTTTCAAAAAAAGATTTATTATAGCTGGTGTTAGTACACTTGATTATTTAAGTTTGTACAAAAGATTTACATTTAGTCAAAAAACTTCTTATCGATTAGATGCTATAGGTGAGGATGAGGTTGGAGAGAAAAAGGTTTCTTATGAGGGAACGTTAAATGATTTGTATGAAAACGACTTAGAAAAATTTGTTCAATACAATATACAAGACGTGAAACTTGTAAAAAAGTTGGATGACAAGTTAGATTTTATTGAAATAGCTCGTGGTTTGGCTCATCTTGGTCATGTGCCTTATGAGTCTATTTATATGTCATCACATTATCTTGAGGGAGCTATATTAGTTTATTTAAAGAAAAACAATATAGTTGCACCAAACAAACCACCAAGACCAGAAACATTTAATGCTGAGGATAAATTCACTGGTGCGTATGTTCAAGACCCACAACGAGGTAAACATGATTGGGTTTATGATTTAGATATTACCTCGATGTATCCATCTTGTATCATGTCTTTAAATATATCACCAGAGACCAAACTTGGTAAAATACAAGGTTGGAATCCTGAAGAATTTTTAAATAAAAAAAATAAAAAGACGTATTCAATCACACAAGGTAAAAATACTTTAGGTGTGTTTACTGAAACTGAGTTGAAGAACTTTTTGTCCAATAGAGACGTATCGGTTGCTACAAATGGAGTTATGTATCGTTCTGATAAAGATGGTTTATTACCAGCACTTCTTAGAAAATGGTTTGACGAAAGAGTTGAGTATCGTAAATTATCGAAGAAGTTTCATGAAGAGGGTGATAAGGAAAAATCAGATTATTTCGAACGACGACAATATCTACAAAAGGTTGTTTTAAATAGTTTGTATGGTGTGTTGGGTTTATCTGTTTTTAGATTTTATGATGTTGATAACGCTGAAGCTGTAACAACAACTGGTCAATCATTAATAAAATTTACAAAAAAGATTACCAACAATTACTACAATAAAGAATTACAAGATAATTTAGATTATTGTATTTACATTGATACTGATTCGGTATTTTATTCAGCAACACCATTAGTGACAAAACGTTTTCCAAATCTAGATATCAAAAACGAAGATAAAATGTCAAAAGCTATCCTTGAGATTGCTAGTGAAGTCCAATCGTATCTGAACAAAGGTTATGATTATTTTGCTAAAAAGTTTTGTAATCTTGATAAACATCGATTTGATATCAAACAAGAGGTTATTGCTAAAAGTGGTTTATTCGTAACAAAGAAAAGATATGGTCTAAAGATTATTAATGATAATGGTAAAAAAGTTGATAAAATGATGGTCAAGGGTTTAGATACAGTCCGTAGTAGTTTTCCTATAGCCATGAAAGAAATGTTGTCTAAATTATTAGATGATATCATGATGGACGTACCAAAAGATAAATTAGATAAATTTATTTTGAACTTTAAAAAGAGTATGAAGTTGATGGATTTTGAAAAGATAGCCATACCAACAGGTATGAAAGGTCTTGAAAAGTATAAAGATAATACCGATGTGTTATTCACTGGTTATAAACTGGGGACGCCAGTGCATGTGAAGTCTGCCATCTTTCATAATGATTTATTAAGATATTATAAAATGGATAAACGTTATGAAAAGATAATTAACAACGAAAAGATTAAATGGGTATATTTGAAACAAAATGAATTTAATTTAAGTGTTATAGCGTTTAAAGGTTATGATGACGCACCTCAGATTATTGATTTTATCAAACGACACATAAATACTGAGAAAATTTATGAACAAGTGTTACATAAAAAAATTATGATGTTATATGAAGCTCTTGGTTGGGATGAACCAACAGATGCAACAAAAACCATAGAAAGATTTTTTTGATTTTGAGAAAACAAACTCATATATATGTATATATGGTTATAAATAATAGGAGAATACCGCATGAATAGAGAAAAGTTCGTTAGTTTTATTAAAAAATATCATCTAGATGGACTAGTTAATTCTGCCATTTTAACTTTCAAAGATAGTAAATTAAGCACTCGTTTTACAAACGGTGATAAATCAATCTTAGGAATGATAGAATTAGATAATTGGGATTTTGAACCAGGTGATTTTGGTGTTTATGACGCTGGTGTATTTGTTAAATTAATAGAGGTTCTTGATAATGATATTGAAATGAAAATAAGTAGAGCAGGTGACAAAGCTATTTCGATACAAGTATCAGATAAAAACTCTAAAATACAGTATATGTTGTCAGATACAACCCTAATAAATCAACCTCCAGTGCCAGAGAAATTACCAACTGACTTTGATTTAAAAATAGATGTCAATAAACAATTTATTGATAAATTTAAAGCAGGGACAAACGCCTTACCAGAAACAGAGACATATAGTGTTCTAACAAATAATGGAGAAACACAAGTGGTGATAGGGTACTCAACGGTCGGAACAAACAGGGTGACACTACCAGTTACAACAACTGAATATAGTGATTTAGATTTGATTTCTTTTAATGCAAAACATTTTAAAAGTGTTTTAAACGCCAATAGTAAATGTGAAAGTGCGTTACTTGAAATTAGTCCATCAGGATTATCAAAGATAACATTTAAATTTGATGACTTTAGGTCGGAGTATTACTTAGTAGCAGTACAAGACGTTGATTAATGATTAACGGTTTAAGAATTTTACATTATGTCTCTCCTGTAAGGTTTGATAAAACAGGATTGTTTCAACATGAATTTGACTCTAATTACAAAGTGGTAGAAAAGACAATTTCTTTTTTACCACGATGTCATCATTATGTTGTTGTGCCAAAAAAACATAACATACCAGATACAAGAGATAATGTAACTTTTATTAATTACCCGTATTCAAGAGATTTATTAGCCAATAGGTCATATTTCGATGGTGTGACTTTTAGAAATCTATTTGATTTTCGATATATGGATTTTGATTTTGTTTTTTGTCATCAACCAGAGATGCTTTATAATATTTTAGTCTCATTTAATGATAAACGATATGGTCAAAACATGAATAGGTTTTTGTTCTTTCATTGGGTTGATTGTAGTCAAAGTAGAGCATCGAGTGCCATACCACCCGCATACATGAGACAATTAGAAGCAATAAATTTGTGTGACAATGTATTTTTTCATACAGACATAGCATCTGAATGGTTAGGTAAAAATTTTAAAAATGAACAAAGCACGACATTCAATCATGATTATATAAAAGATAAAACACAAACATTTCCAATATCAGCTGATGAATTACAAGATATTGAACCATTTGATATTGAACATGAAAATGTTTTAGTTTTTAATCATAGATGGGCTAAGTCAACTGGTGTTAATCGGATGATGGAATATATTGATGGATTAGATGATTTCAAAATATGGGCCACGGATTATCAGGCACCAAAAGAATATGTCGGTTCAAATTTGAATCGTGGTCAATATAGATATTTGTTAGAAAATTCTTTGGGAAGTATGAGTTTTGTTGATAGTTACGCTACCTGGAATCTTTCCATACAAGATGGTTTATCAGTAAAAAAACCCGTTTTGGTTTATGACCAACCAGCTATGAGAAAAGTTGTCGGTGATGATTATCCTTTGTTTTTTAAAACTAAGGACGAATTTCACACACAAGTTAAAAATTTAAAACAGATGGGTAATTTTACTTGGGACATACCAAATCACGATGAAAAGTTTGCCTATAATATTATAAAGTCAATTTCAAATATAATGAGTAAACCTAGAAAACACATTCCAAAAGATGCTAATAATTGGTTGTATTGTATTTTAAATGGTTTGAATTACAAACATGATATTGCAAAACAAGTACAACCAAATCTGCAATTAAATTCGGTATGGCAATATATTCGTAGATACTTATTAGAGATAGGGGTCAAGGACAACATCAATAGTCCGTTTGTTAATTATTCAATACCTGATGAGATAAAAGACCAAGTCCAAAACATGGTGAAGAATGTTAACTTAGATATCGAACCTCGAACAATCAAAAGAAAAATAGTAACAAAAAAACATAACTGGTTTTAATTATGAACATTAATAAATCAAATACGCTTTGGGTAGAAAAGTATCGGCCTTCCAACCTCGACAACTACATCGGTAATGAACATCTAAAAAGTAAAGTCGAGATTTACTTAGAGAGTGGAGATTTACCACACCTTTTATTATACGGAAAGGCTGGTACAGGTAAAACCACTCTCGCTAAATTACTTGTAAAAAACATTAGTTGTGATTATCTTTACATAAATGCAAGTGATGAAAATAACGTTGAGACCGTCAGAACAAAAGTAAAAAACTTTGCTTCCACGGTTGGTTTTGAAGATATAAAGGTAATTATTTTAGATGAGTGTGATTACATTACACCAAACGCACAAGCCGCACTTCGTAATCTTATGGAGACATTTAGTAAACATTGTAGATTTATCTTAACTTGTAATTATGTTGAAAGAATTATTGACCCAATACAAAGTCGTTGTCAATCTTTTCAAATCATACCACCATCTAAAACTGATGTAGCTAAACATCTACACAATATATTGTTACAAGAAAATATTATTGATAAACCAGAGGATATAAAGATTTTAGTTGAAAGTGGTTATCCAGATATTCGTCGTGTAATAAATTCTGCACAGAGAAATGTGGTGAAGGGAAAACTAAAACTTGATACCTCTAGTATTATTCAAAATGATTATAAATTAAAATTATTAAAGATTTTAGAAACACAAAATAAAAAGAACGCGTTTAAAGAAATAAGACAATTACTTGCGGACAATCAAATTACAGATTTTGCAGAATTGTTTAGATTATTATATGACGAGGTTGATGGTTATGGTAAAGGTCATGTAGCCGAGTGTATCTTAATTATCGCAAGATATGAACTTTCAGATAGTCAAGTGGTTGATAAAGAAATCAACGCTATGGCTATGATAATAGAATTATTAGGAGTGATTAAATGACAATGAGACCGATGAAAAAACCAAAACAACAGACACAAGTAAAAGTTGATTTAAAACAAGCCGACACAATCAAGTGTAAAGATTGTAATAATTACTTATGGATACAATCTTTTATTTTAAAAAAATTATCAGCCTTGGTATCCCCAACTGGTCAAGAAGCTTTGATACCAGTGCAAGTCTATTCTTGTGGTAATTGTGGTAAAGTTGCTGAGGGTATGTTAGAGGGAAGCGGTGTTGATGATACAAGTTCATTTCCAACTCTAGATATATGAGATTAACACTTTGGGAAAGGTTACATATGCTAATAATATGGTATATATTTTTACCACTATTTTGCATATGGATGGGTAGATACTTTCACAAGATAAGAACACAAGGTGAGTTTGGAAGAAAGAGTTGTTATGAGTGTTAAAAAGAAAAGTCTGTTTGACCATATCAAACAAATAACCTCGGTTCAAAATCCAAATTATTGGGAGGAGATTTCGGACGAGGATAAAAAGTCTTGGTCAAACTATATGACTCACAGATTTTTATCTATGAAAATGGATTGGGTTGAACTTGTAAATGAACTACAAAAGTACAATTTAAAACCAAAAGAATTATATAAACTTTACACCAATGTACTACCAAAGGGTAGACAATGGTTAAAATACACGAAAGGAAAAAATCAAATGGAATATCCAAATTGGTTAATCAATATAGTTGCGAATGATATGCAAGTTAGTAAAAAAGAAGCCAAAGATGCTGTTGATATGTATTATCTTACCGAGGGTGGTATGGCCGAACTAGGTCAACTAGCTAGAAAATGGGGTATCGAACCTAAAAAGATTGCTAAGGCTGGTTTAGACGTGTTAGGTAGTGTCGGAGGATATACAGCTGGTAATGGTCAAAAAAGCACTTGACACGTATAGTAATTTATTCGTATATTCAGTTACATAAATTAGGAGAAATACATGAGAGGTATTATAGAAGATATTATAAAAGATAGTCCTCGTTCAGAATCCAGGGATTATGACGTTATAGAGCAGATGGAAAAGGAGTGGCCTGAGATGACCAAAGAGTTCAAGGATATTCAACGACAACAGTATGAATTATTCTTACACAAACAGCATGATTATGGGCCAGGTAATATATCAGTTGGTACACAATTACAAACACCAGAAGAGATAAAATTGTCACTTACAGGTTTGTGGTTTAGGATGAATGATAAGTTACAAAGAATGAAAACACTATTAATGAATAATAGAGAATCTGCTGTTAAAGATGAACCACTAGAAGATGCGTATCTTGATGTATCAAATTATGGTATCATGGCTACAATCGTAAATCGTGGAAAGTGGGGTAAGTAATGAACGTAGTAATAGCAGTTGTCTTATCGCTTGTGATATCAAGTGTGGTTGTTATGGTCTTAGAATATTATAAATCATTAAGATGAAAAAAATAAGTTATAGTCAGTATAGTCAATGGGTTACCTGTCCATGGAAATGGAAACTTAATTACATAGATAAGTTAAGTGAGTTTACAGATAGTATTCACACCTTGTTTGGTACTTCAATGCATGAGGTTCTACAAACTTATCTAACCGTGATGTATAATGACACTATCAAGATGGCAGACGCATTACCTCTAGACAAAATGTTACTTCATCGAATGAAAACAAATTACACCAACATCATGAAAAAAAATGGTGGGGAGGTTTTTTGTGAACAACGTGACATGGAGGAGTTTTATAATCATGGTCTAGCCATTTTAGATTGGTTCAAGAAAAAACGTAGTATGTATTTCAGTAAAAAAGGTTATGAGTTGGTTGGTATCGAGGTACCAGTAAATTTTGAATTACCAAATGAGATAAAATTCATAGGTTACATCGATGTTATAATATATGATAGTATCAGAGACCGTTATAAAATAATTGATATTAAAACATCTACTATGGGTTGGAATAAGTATCAGAAAGCAGATAAGAATAAGACAGACCAATTATTACTTTATAAACATTTTTATGGTGCACAACATGACATTCCTGTAGATAAAATTGATGTTGAATATTTTATTGTTAAGCGTAAACTTTATGAAAAATTAGATTTTCCTCAAAGAAGGGTTCAAACGTTCTCACCAGCTAGTGGTAAACCAAGTATAAATAAATTAATGAATAAATTGAATCAATTCTTAGATGAGTCTTTTATTGATGGTGATTATAATTTAAAACATAATTATATAAAACTACCATCGAAAAAAAATTGTCGGTACTGTGAATTCAATCAAACGGAGCATTGTGACTCAGGAGTAAAATAGATGTTATCAAAAATTACGGTAAGGTTAAAATTATCGGATTTTATCAATACCGAGTTAGAAAATACCATAATGGATATGATAAACCAAGCACACATAGAATTGAACGCTAGCGTTATATTATATTTATGGTTTGATGAAGAGGTTGAGGGTTTGAGAGATTTTCTTTTAAGGTGGGAACCAAAACTAGCTTTTAAAACAATAGTGAAAAATAATAGTAAAGCTAACTTTGATGAATTTATTTTTTACGATATCGTACCACTAAACACACCTAGTAATTCAACTTATAGATTTAAATACTCATACCTAGAACCAAAACAAATAGTTGACGGTTTAAAAGAATTTTACAAAATTACTAAATTTATTACATCAGACAAACCAATTAAAAAACAAAAAAGAAATGACTATGAAGACTAAGATTGGAATTGTTGGTAGTAGAGCATATACTAATAAAACAAAAGTAAAAGATTTAATATTTGAAATTAAGCAGAAATATGGGAATTCAGTAGAGATTGTAAGTGGTGGCCAATCACAAGGTGCTGACGGATTTGCTAAAAAGTTTGCGTTAATGTTTGGTTTACATTACGTTGAGTTTCCACCATCACATTATAGTTGGAACATGCACTGCGTTTTACCAGCATCAAAATATAGAAAACCATATTACGTGTCAAATTATTTTCAACGAAATAAACAAATAGCAGAGTATAGTGATATAATAGTTGCATTTATTCAACCAGGTGTAGAGTCTCGTGGAACTCAAGATACAATAAAACACGCCAAAAAGAAAAAAAAATTAGTAAAAATAATAAATTAATATATATTTATATATGTATATATAAAAGAGGTTTTTATGGACTATAAATTAACTTCGGTAAAACTACTGAAAGAGTTATATAAAAAATTCAAAAGTACAACATTAGACGATGAGTTTACGTTACAAAAACTAGTAAATCGTTCAATGGATTTATACGTTTTGGATGAACAATTCAAAGATAAAATACAATCATACAATAACTTAATAGCAAGTGGGAGTAGACTATGAGTAATTTGAGAGAAGACTTTATTAACGCTTCAAGATTACATTTTAAAGCTGGTATTGAAAAACATAGAGTCAACGCGGAGAACCTAATGTGTAACGCTGTAGGTATCGGTGAACACGGTGATGTTATGGAAGAGATAGAAAAAGAGCTTGGAGAGATGGCTGATTATGCAGATAAATTAGAAATGTTAGATTATTTTGAAGCCGAGATTGGCCCTAATAAAACTGTTTTAAAAGGTTAATCATGTCTAAAAAGAAAATATTACTATTATCGGATGATTTAAGAATGTCATCTGGTATAGGAACCATGTCGAAAGAGTTTGTGTTGGGTACTATCCATCATTACGATTGGGTTCAAATTGGTGGTGCCATTAAACACCCTGAAAATGGTAAAGTGGTAGATATGAATGAATCCGTTAGAAAAGAAACAGGTGTGGAGGATGCTAATCTTAAGATTTATCCTGTTAATGGTTATGGTAGTCCTGATTTACTAAGGAATCTTATTTCTATCGAAAAACCTGACGCTGTCATGCACTATACAGACCCAAGATTTTGGGGTTGGTTATATGATATGGAGCATGAAATTAGACAAATTATGCCAATATTTTATTATAATATTTGGGATGATTGGCCAGCTCCAAATTACAATGAAAACTTTTACGAGTGTTCTGATTTGATAATGAACATATCAAAACAAACAGTTGCAATCGTCAATGACGTAGCAAAGAACAAACCTAGAACAGATTGGGATTGCACATATATCCCACACGGTATTAGTGAAAAATATTTCTATCCAATTTCAGTTTTTGATAAAGAGTATCAAGAGGTGGAAAATATGAAAAAACAACTAACTGACGATGATATTGAATTTATTGTATTTTATAATAATAGAAATATACGTAGAAAAATGACTGGTGATGTTGTGTTAGCGTTTAAGACTTTTTGTGATATGTTAACAGAGGAACAAAAGAATAAATGTGCCTTATTGATGCATACTCAACCAATTGATGAAAATGGAACCCACTTACCAAACTTGATTAATGATTTATGTCCAGAAGTTAAAGTTTATTTTAGTGATAAAAAACTTGAACCTAAACATTTGAATCATTTATATAATTTAGCAGATGTTACAATCAACATTGCTAGTAACGAGGGATTTGGATTAGGAACTTGTGAATCATTGATGTGTGGAACACCAATCATTGTTAATGTTACAGGTGGATTACAAGACCAATGTGGGTTTGAACTTAACGGTAAACACTTAACTGTAAAGGATTATGAAGAGATTAAGTCATTACATGATGATAGAAAATGGGCTAATAATCCTGATTTAACTTGGGGTGAGTGGGTAAAACCTGTATGGCCTGCTACACGTTCATTACAAGGTTCAGTACCAACACCGTACATATTTGATGATAGATGTAGGTTTGATGACGCGGCTCAACGTATAAAAGAGTGGTATGATATGACTGCTGATGAAAGAAGAGATTGTGGTATGAAAGGTCATGAATTTGTAAAAAGAGAGGATGTCATGATGACGAGTGATATGATGTGTCAGAATTTTATAAACCACATGGATATGGGATTTGAGAAGTTTGAACCAAGAAAACGTTATAGTATCTTTAAAGCTTAGGAGTAATGATGAGTAAACCTTTATGTTTAGTAACTGCACCTGTCGCCACTAGAAGTGGATATGGTGCACACGCAAGAGATATTTGCAGAGCATTAATTAAATTAGATAAATATGATGTAAAAATTTGGAGTGTGCGTTGGGGTAACACACCGATGAACGCATTGAATCAACAAGACCCAAATGATAAAATGATAATAGATAGACTTTTACAGAATCCCCAATTACCAAAGCAACCTGAAATACATTTTCATATCGTGATACCAAATGAATTCAATCCATTAGCTAAATTCAACATCGGTATCACAGCTGGACTAGAGATGACAGCATGTCCGCCTGTTTGGTTAGAGGGTATGAACAGAATGGATATGAATATTGTTCCATCTAATTTTGTAAAAGACACAATGAATCGTATAGTTTTTGATATTAACGATGAACAAACAAAACAAAAAAAAGGTGAGTTAAAAAATACAAAACCAATCGAAGTTTTGTTTGAGGGGACAGACACAAATATTTTTAAAAAGACTAATGAGTTCAGTGCACCATTTCTTAAAGAAATGAAAAAAGTTAAAGAGTCTTTTAATTTTTTATATGTGGGACATTGGTTACAAGGTGATTTAGGTAAAGACAGAAAAGATACTGGTATGATGTTAAAAGTGTTTTTAGAGACCTTTAAAAACATGAAAAATAGTCCAGGTTTAATCATGAAAACGAGTGGTGCTGGGTTTTCAGTATTGGATAGAGAGCAAATGTTAGCAAAGATAAAATCAATAAAATCCATGATAAAAGGTGACCTACCAAACGTATATTTATTACATGGTGATTTTACCGACAATGAAATGAATGAATTGTATAATCATCCAAAAGTAAAGGCACACGTCAATCTAACACACGGTGAGGGATTTGGTCGTCCACTTCTTGAGGCTAGTATTTCACAAAAACCTGTGATTGCACCTAATTGGAGTGGTCATGTTGATTTTTTGAATAAAGACCAGGCAATATTATTAAACGGAGACTTAACTAGTGTCGAGAAAGGTTCGGTACCTGATGAATTTTTAGTTGATGGTTCACAATGGTTTACCGTTAACTATCAAGAGGCTTCAGCGTATATGAGTGATGTATATAAAAACTACAGAAAATATTCTTTAAATGCAAAGAAATTAGGTACGATAAACAAATCCAAATTTTCCTTAAATGCTATGACAAGACAACTTGATAAAATTCTGAATCAGTATGTACCTGAATTTCCAAAAGAGGTAAAATTAAATCTACCAAAATTAAAAAAAGTAGGTGGTGATAATCTTCCAAAAATAAAACTACCAAAATTAAAGAAAGTATAATATGGAAAAAGTAATAGATTGTCCAGTTTGTTTTGATAATGATAAATGTTTTGAGGATGAACAAGATGGTTTTAGTTCTTACCTTTGCTTTAATTGTGGTTACATGAGTGATTCTAGATATGAATTAGGTAGTCTTAAGTTAGATGATAATTTAAAAAAATCACCACGATTAATACAAGACAATAAATTTCACGATAAAAAAAGAAATATAATTTGGTTTCCGGCTGTATTGAATATGGGTGAGTTAGGTATGATTTTTCCTGAGGGAACAAAAGATGAAGACGATTATGTTTGGAAATACGCTAAAATCGTAGAGATACCTGAGGGTCAACGTGAGATTTATGATAATTATGATAGAAGACTTGATGTTGAAAATGCAAAGACATTTAAGAAAACTGAATTTTTAGCGGCCTGTAAAGAGATGGGTATCACAAAGGATTTAAGTTAGTATGCCAAAAAAACCATATACTTGGGGAAAAGTCAAAGCTGGTGACATAATATCTTTTCGATATAAAAGTAAAAAAGATAATGTGGCAACACTAGATACATTACTTGTTTTGAACACCAATCTACCATTCAAAAAAAAAGATGGTACAACAAATTTTCACCTAGTTGGTTTAAAATTAGAAAGTCAAGGTACTATCCCATTGGTGAAAAACAAACCAGCGTTGGTACGTATAATAGAAAAAATTGGTGACGTTAAAATCGTTGAGGGTACGGATGATATATTTAGAGTTGTACCTTTTAATGTAGGCCCGAGAGGTGTATCCAAAAAGTTGTATGCAAGAATAAAGGAAGTAATAGAAAAGTATTCAATGTATCGAACTTATGATTTTATAGAGGCAAAAAAATCAGCTGTTTTTTTAGAGCCAGTTGAACTTCCAAACAATGTTATGGAGTTATTACGTGAAACTTAGTTATGGAATAACAGTCCACGATGAGGCTGAAGAACTAAAAAGGTTATTAAATATTCTAACAGATAATATAGATAAAGAAGATGAGATAGTCATTTGTATCGATGGGGATGATGTAAAAGTAGAGTCAGTCGTAGGTGAATATTTATCTGAAAATGAAGCCATAGTTTATAAAAGAAAACTTGATGGTGATTTTGCTGCACAAAAAAATTCTGTCATAGAGAACTCTAGTGGTGATTATATTTTTCATATCGACGCTGATGAGTACCCAAGTGATGGTTTATTAGAATATGTCAAGCCTGTTTTAGAAATAAATAAAGTAGATTTGATTTGGGTTCCACGAGTAAATACTGTTGATGGATTGACCGATGAATATTGTAACAAGTGGGGTTGGAGAATTACGCAAAATGGTTGGGTGAATTATCCTGATTATCAGAGTCGTATTTTTAGAAATGATAAATCTATAAGATGGCAAAATAAAGTACATGAAAGAATTTTTGGAGCTAAAGAATACTCCCATTTACCACCAAATGAAACGTTGAGTTTATATCATCCCAAAACAATTAACAAACAAATAAAACAAAATGAGTTTTACAGTCAAATATGATAAAAATTAAATTATTAGAACATGAAATTCACAGGAATGAAACAACGTTTCGTCCGTTTTTATTCGCACAAAATACACTACGTGAAGTTGGTATTGAATTTACAACTTCAGATGATTACGATTATGCTTGGGTTGGACAAGCTAGTATCATTGACAAAAAGAAATCACTAAGAGAATCAATAGATAAGGGACTTGAGTTTTTATCTGGTCTTAATGGTGATTACATGATAATAGATGGTCAAGACGCCACATCATTGATTGGGACTATTGATGTTTTTAGAGAATCAAACGCACTATTGTTTTTAAAAAACTCTTATCTAAAAGATTTTGACTTATATAAACAAGGTTGGATGAATGGTAGAATATATTGGGGTGAAGGAGATTATACAGTTCCTGATATTGATGAATTAAAACCAAAAATGAAACTAACAGGTTGTAATTGGTTAGGAACAATCAACCCACAAATGATGAATTATAACGCTGATAAAAAATATGATGTATCATGCATGTTTAGTTGGGGTGACATTGAGAATTTTGAGCATGATATTCAAACTAATATTCCCTATGATGACCATCGTAGAATACTATTAGAAAAATTAGAAAAAACTAATTATAACGTGGTTAGAAGAGAATCAGGAGTTCGTATTCCACAACAAGAATTCTATCAAAATATGTATGACTCTAAAATAGTTATGGCTCCAATAGGATATGGAGAGATGGCAGTTAGAGATATAGAAGCGGCCGGATTCGGTTCTGTTCTGATTAAGCCAGATATGGATTATATTTATTCTAAGCCGTTTGTTTATGAGGATGGTGAGACTTATATTGCTTGTAAATACGATTGGTCAGACGTTGAAGATAAAATAGATTATGTCTTGTCAAATTATAAAGAATTACAACCTTATTTAGTTGAGAATATGAGAAAGAGATTTAAGGAACAATACTCACATGAAAATCTAGCCTTACATTTGTATGATATGTTTAGAAATCTACCGTCAATGTCAGTAGAGAATGCAGAAAATACAACCACGGACATTACATTAAATGAAATTGAAAAAATTCAATCGGTGGTCGATATTTGTGATGGTATGTGTTTCGACCAATACAAATCTATTTACAATTGTATAAAAGAAAAAAAAGGTTCTAATGTTTTGGTTTTTGGTGTAGGTAGTGATTCAGATTTGTGGCATGAGACGAATCAAAATGGTAAAACAGTTTTTTTAGAAAATCATGATGAATGGTTAAAAAAAGTCAATCAAGAATCACCTCATTTAAACGTATACGAAATTCAATACACCAATAATGGATATGAAGCTGACAAGTTAATGAATGAGTATATTTCAGGAAATCACGATTGTCTTTCTGTGGATTTACCAGATGAAGTTAGGGAGACTAAATGGGATGTTATTATAGTTGACGCCCCAGCTGCGTGGGATTACAAATACCCTTGTAGAATGAAAAGTATTTATGAAGCTTATAATTTAGCAAAAAATTCAGACCACATAGATATTTTTGTACACGATACACATAGAGAAATAGAAATCAAATACTGTGATTATTTTTTAAGACCTAATTTTGATTTTGTTCAAGAGGTTACAGACCCACCTGGTTCGCGTTGGGAAGGTCGAAAGTTATTTCATTTTAGAAAGTAGGTGAAAATGTTTAGTTATAATGAATTTAAAAATCTAATAAATATGGTGCAACAAAACTTACCAATTGTTGACTATAAAGACGTTAAAGATAACACAAAGAAGTTTTGCGTGTTGAGACACGATATAGAGTTTTCAATTGATAGAGCATATAAATTAGCTAAAATAGAAAATGAATTAGGCGTTGAATCAACATATACTGTCCAAGTCCGAAACAACACTTACAACGCGTTATCTGAGAAAAATATCAACTTGATTTCAAAGATTAGAGACTTGGGTCATCACATAGGTCTACACCAGAATCCACCATCCTCGATGAAATTAGAGACCTTAAAAGACTATATTATGAGAGATATAAACATATTAGAGGATTCTTATGGATTTGAGATAGATAGATTTGCGTTTCATAGACCAAAAAAAGAGTATTTAAATTGTTATGTTGAATTAGAAAATAAAATTAATTGTTATGATAAAAAGTTTTTTCATTTTTTTGAGGACAAACCAGAGACTTTAGAAATATTATATTTAGCAGATTCCAATCATAAATGGAAGTATGGGTATCCCTTAGATTTTGATTTTTCTAAAATAGACAAGTTACAATTACTAACACATCCGTTTTCTTGGTCAGAAAAAGGAGCTGATAATTACGCTAATTTCGTATCCTTGATACGAGAGAGAAATGATGAATTAGTTAATTCAATGAACACCGAAACAAATACCTTTCCACAGGAGTTATTGTCTTGAAATATAAAGTTGTCGTCTTTGGAACAAAAGAATCAACCGCTCACATAATAAAAAAGTTTAAAAAAGATATTGATTTAGTCGTTACTATTAACAATAAAAATTCCTACAATATTTCAGGTAAGGGGGATGTCGAGGGAACGGCTAAATCGAATAATATTGAGTGTTTTACAACGGATGATTACACGTTGAAATCTTGTACAGAATTTTTTCAAAACAATGAGTTCGAAATCGGTATTAGTTATGGATGGCAAAGATTGATACCCCAATCAATTTTAGATGAATTTAAGCAAGGTGTCTTTGGAACTCACGCTAGTCCACTTGGTTTACCTTATGGTAAAGGTAGGTCACCACTTAATTGGTCAATAATTAGAGACTTTAAACAAGTTTACTTTAATGTTTTTAAGTACGTAGCAAAAGCAGATAGTGGTGAAATTTTTTCAACAACAAAGTTTGAAATTAATGATTGGGATACAATTGAGTCGATAAAAATTAAGGACTTGATTGTTACTGAACGAGAAATAAGTAGATTGATTCAAGATTTTAAAGAAAATAGAATAACTTTATTTTCACAAAAAAATAATATTGAAGAGACTTTTTTTCCAAAACGAGCACCGAAAGATGGTAAAATAGATTTATGGTCAACACCAAGAGAAATCTATAATTTAGTACGTGGTGTCACTAGACCATTTCCAGGTGCTTTTCTCATGTTCGGTGATTATAAAGTAACAATTTGGGATGCTGTTCCGTTTGATAATCAACTTAATTTTAATTATTATGGTTTAGGACAAGTCATAAGAAAAGTTAAAAATAAATTGATAATCAAGTTAGATGGTGGTAGTTTATTAATTAACGACTATGAATGTGATGTTGAAATAAAAGAGGGTGATGAATTAGAATGAAAAAAAATGTAATCTGGTGGCCAGCTGTAAAGAATAAAGACCACAATGATAAATACGGTAACTTTGATTATTTTGAATATTCGAGGAAGACTTGGGAGTTTTGGTGTAAGAAAAATGATGTTTTATTCGTGCCTTTTGAAGAACCAGTGGAGCAAAACTTACATGACTATCGTATTAATTGGCAGAAAGCAATATTTGTATTTGATGAATTAGAGCGTAGGGGTATTGATTATGACCAAATTGCTTTAGTGGATAGCACGGTCATGGTTAAATGGAGTTGTCCAAATTTTTTTGAATTGACAGATAGAAAATTTACCGTGACAAGAGACATTGATAATATGAGTTGGACTCATGATAGTATTCAAGGTTATAAAAATATCTTTAATGATTTTGATTTAGATTCAACAAAATATTTTAGGTCTGGCTTCATGGTATTCAATGAAACACATAAAAATTTATTTCAAGATTTAAAAAATTTTTACATAAAAAACAAAAGAGATTTTATAAAATTACAAGATGAGGTCGTACGAAAAGGTAATGACCAAACACCGATTAATTATTGGGTACAAAAAAATAATATAGAGTTGAAATTTTTACCACAAGCCTTATGGATGTGTTCTCACATGCACAGAAAAGAAATGTTATCACATAACTGGCAACTTGATGAGGATAAAACACCGTTTTTCATTAAATATGCTAATAATTGGATGTTCAATGGTATACCAAAAGACCAAAGAACATCTTTGATGAGTCAAACTTGGGAATTAGTCAAGAACAATTATACATTTGATGAAACAGAGTTATTACTAAACTCAGTAAACCACAAGGACACTTTTAAAAACGCCACATCGAGAAAATTTAAACAAGACTTACTAGAATTTTTTTCTGAGGATAAATATAAAAATATGACCATGGTCGAATTTGGAGCATGTCACGGAGATACGACAAAAGTTTTTAGTAAATTATTTAAAAAAGTATATGCTTATGATTGGTCTGAAGAAAATGTTGAAAGAATAAATATCAAATGTAAAGGTTGTGATAACGTGGAGACAAAAGTAATGGACGTTGTAAAAGACGAGTGGAAACTACCACAAGCGCAAATTGTGTTTGTTGATGCTAGTCATGATTATCCACAAGTTGCAATAGATATACAAAAGACGTTAGATTACTTTGATAATCCAATTATAATAATGGATGATTACGGTAATCCGAACAACCGAAATATTAGAGTGTCGATAGATGAAAAAATAAAAGAGGGACAGATAAAGATTCGTAAATTTATTGGTGAGGACAAAGGTTTTAAAACTAAAGCTGGTTGGGAGATGATTGATAAAGAGGGAGTGATTTTATGGTAAAAGCTATTTTTATATCAGTCAGAACAGGTTCATCTCGTTTACCAAATAAATCAATGCTTAAAATAAAAAATAAACATACAATTGAATACGTGATTGATGCTGTAAAAAAATCACAACACGCTGATGAGATTGTTCTTTGTACGACTGAGAATGCAGAGGATGTGATACTCGGTGCAGTTGCCGAGGTTAATCGAATAAAGTTTTGTTATGGTAATGAAAATAATAAATTGAAGAGGTGGTACGAAGCAGCTCGAAAATTTAATATTGATTACTTCGTAACGGTTGATGGTGATGATTTATTTTATGATGCAAGATTAGCCGATTTATGTTTTCAACAAATTGGTGATTCGGATATGATAAATGGACAAGGATTATATAATGACACTTATGGTATAAAAACCAAAACACTTGAATCTATGTTACATATCCTTGAAGATAAAGTTATTGAACCACACGAGATGGTAAAACTATTTCAAAATAAATTTAATATCAAAACTCCGACCAACATACCTGAGATTTTACAAAAACAAAATATTCGAATGACATTAGATTACGAAGAGGACTTTAATTTTTTTGAAAATGTAATAAATAATGTCAAAGATAATTTTGTATTAGATGATATACTTTTATATTTAAAAGAAAATAAATCTGTAGTTGACATTAATTATTTTAGAGAAGACGATTGGAAAAAAAATCAGGAGGTGCTTAATTGAGAGATATACTAACTAATCCAAAAGGTAAATATAACGGTAACGAATTGGAATACGTTCTTGATGTTTTGGATTCTGAGAATCAAGAAAGAAAAGCAAATCCTTTTGTGAATAGATTTGAAAATCAATTCAGTAAAAAGTTTCGTAGTAAATATGCTATAGCTCATAACTCAGGCACATCAACATTACATAGTTGTTTAGTTGCAGCAGGTGTCAAATGTGGAGATGAGGTTATATCACCAGCTCACACCGTAATAATGAATTCTTTCGTGACACTACAAATTGGTGCAACTCCAGTATACGTTGACATAGACCCCGATACTTTTAATATGTGTCCGAAAGATTTAGAAAACAAGATAACTGAAAAGACTAAAGCAATACAAGTTGTTCATATGCATGGTAATCCATCAGATATGATTGAGATAATGAGAATATCAGAAAAATATGATATACCAGTAATCGAGGATTCTGCACAATGTGTTCTTGGTTTTATCGACGGAAAACTAGTTGGTACTTTTGGAGATATGGCTAGTTGGAGTTTTGAAAATAAAAAACATATTTCAACTGGTGAAGGCGGTATGGTAACAACAGATAATAAGGATTATGCCACCATTGTTAGAAAACATGGGGGACTCGGTTACAAGACTTTAGAAGCTGGACAAAGTTTACGACAATTACTACCAAAAGATTTTCAAAACCCTTATTACAAAAGACACGATACTTTAGGTTATAATTATCGCATGAATGAATTGACAGCGGCGGTTGGATTAGGGCAATTAGAAAGAGTAGATTTTTTAGTAGAGAGAAGACAAGAGATTGCAAAGATGTACGACGATATCTTTAAAGATATTTGGTATATAAAACCCCAGAAAGTTTTAGATGGTCATACAAATACTTATTGGACTTATACCGTTACTTATGAGGGTAAAGATTGGTTTAAAGTATATGATAATGTTAAGAACGCTGGGGGAGATGGTTTTTATGGTGGGTTGTCAATCCCCTATGAAGAGCCAGTGATGAAAAAATATCACTACATCAAGGGAGAATGTCCAAACGCTGAGAAGATACAGCCAAAAATGATGCAGTTTAAATGTAATTACAGAGATTTATCTGAAGCCGAGAGAAAAATACAAATACTGAAAAAAAGTTTAACTTCTCGATAACTTAATTAATATATATAAATATAAAAACTAAAGGAGTTATATATGAGCACATATGTGATAGCTGAGATTGGTATCAATCATAATGGTGATATGGATTTAGCTAAGGAATTGATACTAAAAGCAAAAGTTAGTGGATGTGACGCAGTCAAATTTCAAAAAAGAGATATAGATTCGGTATATACACAAGAGGAATTGGATACACCGAGGGAATCACCTTTTGGTACAACAACAAGAGAGCAAAAAGAGGGGATTGAATTTAGTATAGCACAATATAAAGAATTACAAGAATATGCAAAACAACACTCATTAGATTTTATTATCTCTTGTTGGGATGAATTGAGTTTAGATTTAGTAGAGAGACATTTGGATGTGAAGTATCACAAAGTAGCATCTGCAATGGCCACTGACAGAGAATTTCTTGAAAAATTAAATAAGACAAATAAACCTGTTATTTTATCTATTGGAATGTGCACCGATGATGAAGTTACCGCCGCTATGAATATATTAAATAATGTCGAATATGTATTAGCTTGTACCAGCACATATCCGACTGCGGCTGAAGAGATTAATTTAAGATACATTGAGACACTAAAGAAAAGTTATCCAACTATGAGGGTTGGTTTTTCAAATCATTATAATGGTCTTGACGCGTGTGTTGGTGCTATTGCTTTTGGTGCTGAGTGTATTGAATTTCACATCACCAAAGACAGAACAATGTATGGTTCAGACCAACCAGCTTCGATTCAACATTCGGATGATTTAGTGGACTCAATTAGGAAAATGGAAGTGATGATGGGTGATGGTATCAAAAAAGTTTATGATTCCGAGGTTCCTATTGCTAAAAAATTAAGGAAAAAGTCGACGACATTATAGATGTTTAATTTAAATAACAAAACTGTTTTAATAACGGGTGGTTGTGGTTTACTTGGTATTCAACACGCAGAAGCTATCCTAGAGTTTGGTGGAGAGGTAATTTTAGCTGATATTGTTTCTGATGAAAAAAGACAACGAGTCGTTGATGGGTTAGTAATGAAATATGATGGTGCACAAATATCATCATTTTACATGGATGTCACTAATAAAGACTCGATACAAAGTGTTGTTGATAAAATAAATAAAATAGATGTTTTGATAAATAACGCCGCGTTAGACCCTAAAGTAGAAAGTGGTTTGGAGTGGAAAAATAAATTTGAGGTTTTAGAATTAGAATCATGGAACAAAACTTTAGATGTTACTTTAACAGGAACCTTTTTATGCTCTCAAGTAGTCGTAAATAAAATGTTATCTACGGGACTAGAGAGTGAATATTGTAGAGATGGTGGTGTTATCTTGAACATAGCATCAGATTTATCAATTATTTCACCAGACCAACGTATTTATGGTGAATCTGTAAAACCAGCTAGTTACGGTGTTGCAAAAGCAGGTGTAGTGAACATGACGAAATATCTCTCAACATATTTAGCTAAAAAGAATATTCGTGTCAACTCATTGAGTCCAGCTGGTGTGTACAACAATCAATCTGATGATTTTGTGGATAAGTTGAAAAATTTAATTCCAATGGACAGAATGGCTGAACCTAATGAACTCAAAGGTGCCATAGTATTCATGTGTTCTGATGCCAGTTCTTTCATGACAGGTCATAACTTAGTCATTGATGGTGGTAGAACAATATGGTAAACGTTTGTCTAGTCGGATGTGGTGGGGTTGGAAGAAGACATTTAGAAGCCATGATTAAGGTAAAACAAGAATTAAATATCGAGGTTGTTGAACCATATCTGAAAAATAAAATTGAAAATAATAACATAAGTTACTTTAATGATATAAAGGATGTTTCAGATAACATTGATATCTGTTTGATTGCCACTAAAGCTGATATTAGAAAAAAAGTTATATTAGATTTAGTTCATAGTAAAAATGTAAAATTTATGATATTAGAAAAAGTCGTTTTTCAAAACGAACGTGATTTTGATGAGATAATTAAACTACTCAAATCTAAAAATATTAAATGTTGGGTGAATTGTCATTTGAGAGCACAACCAATTTACAAAGAGTTGAAAAAACAATCAATGGTTGAGCACGATACTTATTTTACCTATGATTATTCAGATGATTTTACTTTGTCAACCAGTGCTATTCACATTTTAGATTTATTTGCTTATTTGTGTAACGACTATAATTTAAGGATAATAAGATTAAAAACTGACGAGACCTTGACAAAAAGTAAACATGAAGGTTGTTTTGATTTTAATGGAAATATGGAAGTGGTTTCAACTAATAACCATAAATTATCTGTTCAAAAAGTGAATAGGGTTTTTGGAGAACATTTAACCATTCAATCACCGAGTGTTCAAGTGAAAGCCGGAGAGGGAACAGACCCCGACAATAGGGTTGGATTTGTTAATGACAAAAAAATACCCTATCTTTATCAAAGCTCATTAACTAATTTATACATTGAGGATATAATAAATAAATCAGATTGTGATTTGTCAACTTTAGAGAACTCAGCCATATTACATAAAATGATGTTATCAACTTTTAGGGATTTGTTTAGTAAAAAATATAATCGAGAGGTAATGGATTGTCCAATAACTTAAATAAAGTATTGTTAATAGGGCCAGGAAACATCGGTCTAGACTATTTTAAGGTTTTGGAAAATTTTAATTTCGAAGTCGATGTTATTGGTAGGTCAAAAAAATCAAGTGATAATTTTAGTAGAGAGGCCGAGTGTTTTGTCCATAGTGGTGGTTTAGATTCATACATAAATGATAATGAACAACCACCAAGATATGCTATTGTAGCTGTAAACGAAAACCAATTGTGTGAAGTTGCTTTATCATTAATGGATTATGGGGTAAGAAATATTTTACTTGAAAAACCTGGTGCTATAAGTTATAATGAATTACTAGCAATTAGAAATAAAAGTATAATAAACGCATCCCATGTTTACATCGCTTATAATAGACGATTTTATCAATCGGTTGAAAAGTGTAGACAACTAATAAAAAATCAAAAACCAATAAACGTACACTTTGAATTTACAGAGTGGTCACACGACATCGATTTTGAGCACTACACTAATGAAGAGTTAAAAAGATTTTTTTTATGTAATTCATCTCATGTTGTAGATTTAGTGTTTCATTTATTTGGTAAACCCACGATATTAAACACACAAACGTTGGGTAGTTTAGATTGGCATCCATCAGCATCAGTATTCAATGGTAGTGGTAAAACCGAGAACGATACATTATTCACATATCACGCTAATTGGTCTTCAGCTGGTAGATGGGGTGTAGAGATAATGTTAGATGATTTTAAATTAATTTTAAGACCTTTGGAAAAATTATTCATACAACACAAGGGTTCGTTAGATACAACAGAGGTTCAGTTAAGTAATACTTTAGATACAATTTATAAACCTGGACTTTTTAATGAGGTCAATTCATTTCTACAACATTCCGTAAAAAATTTATGTACAATTGATGAACAACTAAGAAACTTCGATTATTACTATGAAATAGCTAACTATACAAGGGAAAAGATATGATAATTTACGTCGACATTGATGGAACAATCTGTGATAGCACAGCTCACTATGATGATGCTAAACCAATTCAAAAAAATATTGATAAAATAAATAAATTGTATGATGATGGTCACACTATTATCTATTGGACAGCACGAGGGACGGTCACAAACATTGATTGGTTAGAAACCACGCAACAACAATTATTCGATTGGGGTTGTAAAAGCCATGATGTTAGAGTTGGTAAACCAGAATATGATATGTGGATTGATGATAAATCTTTTAAAATAGAGGACGTGAAATGAAAGTTGTAAATTTATTAGGAAGAGGGCCAAGTTTACGTAATTTAAGTAAATTACCTCAGTCAGATTTAGTTGTTTTAGCAAATGATTTTGATACAGAAATATCACAAATTCAAGAATTAAGTGATTACTTAAAACAACAAACAATACATTTAGTTTTGAACATGGTAGTTCATAACGCTAATGGTTATAATGCAATAAACTTTTTTACAGAATATAATGTGACGAAATTAGTACGACCTTATCTTAATGGTATACGGATACCAGGGAGTTCTGGACAAGACATACCTTTGGTCGAAAATTTCTTAGGTGACCATCATAAAGAGTTTATGTTCCACGGTGGATTAAAATATCCATATGATTATGCCGGTACAGGTATTGCGGCTTTTGCCTACACGATGTTAGATACACAAGCTGATGAGGTGAACGTGATGGGTATCGATTTTTATGATAATTTAAATTATGGACAACCCAACTATCTTGTCAATGATAAAGATGGTAGAGATTTTATCAGGGATTTTTGGAAACCAGAAGATATGCAAGAAAATGTTTGTAAACTAGTGAAAGGTAGACCAAATATTAAAGTTAATCTTCACACGATATGTAAAAATTTTATTGACGGTATGGATAAAATTGAAAATTTAAATATTATACATTATTGAGCAGTTTGTTGATATTTATAAATGATTACTAATTAGAGGTTATTCATGTCCAAGAAAAAATTAGCAGTTATACTAGGTGGATGGCACTACCCTTACGCATATTATCGACAAGTAGTAGACCAACAAATACCAGATGGATGGGACTGTGATTATTTTGTGGTTTCACATCGAGACCCAGAATTACCAATTGTCTACGAGGAAAAACAAGCTTTGATAAAAACTCGAGGTGAGGGTTTATTACAAAGATTTGATAGAGAAATGTATGACCATATAATCACCAAAAAGGAATTGGTTGATTTGGGTTACACCTATGATGTCGAGGACAATCCAATCGGTGATTTATATCAACTCAATCAATGGGTACAAAGACATTATAATGGTCAATATGATAAAATTTTATTTAGTCACGACGATAATTATATGCTTAACGATACTTTATTTGTTGACATTCTCGAGGGTAATGTTGATTTATTTTTAAATTTAGAACGTAATAAAATAACAAAAGTAGAACCTAGTTTTGATTGGAAACATTTATCCTCAGGTGTTTTAGAAAATACAATAACTCCCAGGACATCATTCACTTTTCTTGATAAAGAATTATTAGATGATTTAGCACCAGTAATTGATGAGATAACGACAAGGAACGTTGATTTGAATAGAAGTGGGGAAACCAACACGATTTATTACACCAATGATAAACAAGTTGATAGACAACCACTCGGTTCTTGGAACTGGCCATCTCGAAACTTTACCAATTGGATGGTTGACAAAGGTTATACAGCTAAATCAGTAAGACTCTCTCCAGTTTATAGAGCTAATAAATACTTGATAGAGGGTGAACGAGGATTTATTTGGACACAAGAAGATGAAGCTAGAATTATACATAATCTATCACAATATTACACTTTGAATTAAATGGAAAAGATTAATAAAAAATTTGCGTGGATTGTTGATGGTAGTGGTGCCAACTCTTGGGGAGTTCAAGATAATCAGGCCATACATTTAAAAGACGGAAAACCATTTATTAATCCAACTTTTAGTTTCGATAGTAAAAATGGTGGTTCTTTTTTGTTCAATTGGCAATATCCATTCATGTTTGAAGAGGGTTATTTTTTAAATTGGAATGATTATCTAAAAGATGGAACAGAATTACCTGATGTTGATTTTGATATTATTTTCTTCACCGTTATGAAAAACTATGATGAATGTACAATAGAAAAATTAAGAAAAAAATATCCAAACGCTAAGATAGCTGGATATATTAAAGAATTATGGCAACCAGGACAAAATTCATTCATGTTTGATTACCCAGGATATTTAAAACATATAGAATTTTTAAAGAAATGTGACGCTGTTGTATTGTATAACATGGAGATGGGTGTATTTAGGGATATGGAGGAAAAAGTCGGACAACCTTTTAGTATCGTAACTATGCCAATGGACGTTGATTATTTTTATAAAAAGTTTTATAAAAACACTAGAGAACGTTCTTTGTTTTGTTATTTACCACCGATTCATAATCGGAGAAGTAATACTGAAGAATTTTCTAAATATATAGCACAAAAATATAATCTTAAATTTGTTGATAGAGATGTGGAAGCTTACAGAACAAAGTCATTAGATAATCCACGTGATTTTCAATTAGGTGACTTTATAGACAAATGGTCGAGTTGTATATTTCATATCAACTTAGACCCGGATTGTAATATGCCAGGTAGTCAAGCAATGCAATGTGCGGCGTTAGGTGTGATTAATATAGGTGGATTGAATTGTTCTCATAGATTATTATGGCCGGAGACAGCTACTTTAGACCCAAATATATTGGAGAGTAGGATTAGAGATTATTTGGATAATCCTGAGAAAATAATGAACGCTGTTGATTATGCATACAGAACAGTAAAAAAGTTTCATGATACTAAATCTGTTATGGAACAAATAAAAAATATAAGATGGAGAAATTGATGAAAATTTTAGTAACTGGTGGGAGTGGTTTAGTCGGTAAACATTTACAAGAAATATTACCAGATGCAACTTACATATCGTCAAAGGATTATGATTTGACCGACTCACTCCACGTGCACAAAATGTTTTACCAAAATAAACCCGATATGGTTATTCATTTAGCTTCAAGAGTGGGTGGGATATTAGACAACATTAAATATCCAGTTGATTACCTTGAGCAAAATATTTTAATCAACACGAATGTTTTAAAACATTGTCATATGTTTAATGTTCCAAAAGTGATATCTGTGCTTAGCACTTGTATTTATCCTGATGTGGTGGATGTTTACCCTATGAAAGAAGAAATGTTATTTCAAGGGCCACCACCTAGTGATAATTTTGCGTATGCTATGTCTAAACGATGCATGGCCACACAAATAGATTCTTATGTGAAACAATATAATAAGGAGTGGTCTTATCTAATCCCTTGTAATTTATACGGAGAACATGATAAATTTGAAGAACATAATAGTCATTTTGTATCTGCTCTGATTAAAAAAATAAATGAGTCCAAAGACAATATTGAGGTGTGGGGAACAGGTAAACCACTAAGGCAGTTCATGTACGCCGGAGATTTAGCTAGAGTCATTAAATACATGATTGATAATAATGTGGTTGATAACTTTAATGTTGCACCTGATTATGTGCATTCGATTGAAGAAATAACTAAGATTGGAATTAAAGCTTGTGATAAAGAGTTGACAATAAATTATGATAAAACAAAACCCGATGGTCAATATAGAAAAGATGTTGACTCATCAAAACTTATCTCGGTGATGAAAGATTTTAAATTTACTTCACTCGAGGATGGTATAAGGAGAGTTTATGATAACTTTAGTAAAAGACACAATTGATAATAATGATATAGATAGATTAATTGATTGGTTAAAAACATATCCACGGTTAACCAAGGGAAAAGTAACCTTGGATTTTGAACAAAAATTTACGAAATGGTTAGGTAGAAAATACTCAGTATATTGTAATTCAGGTTCATCAGCTAATTTATTGATGTTATCTGCATTACAACAAGGTGAGTATTTGAAAAACAATAAAATAGTAGTCCCATCTGTAGCATGGGCTACTGATTTAGCACCAGTTATACAACTAGGATTAGAACCGATATTGTGTGATTCTAATTTTGATGATTTATCAGCCGATTTAGATTATTTGGAGAAACTTTTCATTGAAGAAAAACCATCGGTATTAATGTTTGTCTCGGTGCTAGGTTTAGTACCAAACATGGAAAAGGTTGTCAACTTATGTAAAAAACATGACGTAATTTTACTCGAGGACACCTGTGAGTCAATGGGTTGTGAATATTTAGGAAAAAAACTAGGGACTTTCGGAACGATGTCTAGTTTTTCAACTTTTTTTGGTCATCACATTTCAACTATCGAGGGTGGAATAATTTCAACAGACGACAAAAAACTTTATGAAATTTTATTATCCATAAGAAGTCATGGTTGGGATAGAGATTTAAGCAAAGAAACACAAGATGAATTACAAAAAAAATGGAAGGTAAGTGAGTTCAATTCATTGTATACATTTTACTATTCAGGATTTAATCTTAGGTCTACAGATTTACAGGCCTACATAGGTTTATCCCAAATTGATAAATTAGAAGATTGGGGTAGGAGTAGAGAGTATAATTATAATATGTATCAAGATTTGATTGAAAATGATTATTGGAAACCTAAATCACAAGAGGATTCGTTTACATCTAATTTCGCGTATCCTGTAATTCATCCAAACAGAGATACAATAGTTCAAAAGTTGAGAGATAATAAAGTTGAAGTTAGACCGATGATTTGCGGTTCAATGGGTACGCAACCTTTTTACGTTAAAAAATATGGTGTTTTAAAATTACCAAATGTCACAACGATTGATGAGTTTGGTTTTTATGTTCCTAATCATCCTAAACTTACTGTTGAGCAAATAAAGTTTATTTGTGGTTTAATCAATGAGGGTATAAGAGAATGAAATATTTAATCACAGGCGTTGCTGGATTACTTGGTTCTAGATTAGCGGAGTGGATTGTAAATAATACTGAGCATGAAGTAGTGGGTATTGACGACCTAAGTGGGGGTTACATTGAGAATGTTGATAAAAATGTAAAATTTTATAAATTCGATTTAGTAGATTTGGATAAAGTAAACGGTGTATTTAAAAAAGAAAAACCAGATGTGGTTTATCATTTTGCAGCTTACGCCGCAGAGGGTTTGAGTCCATTTATTAGAAAGTACAATTATGAAAACAATTTAATATCTTCAACAAATTTAATCACAAATAGTATACAATACGATGTAAAAAGATTTGTTTTTGCTAGTTCAATGTCAGTATACGGTGATGCATATGAGCCACCATTTGATGAGAGTCTACAACAACGTCCAATTGACCCTTATGGTATAGCTAAATTCGCAGTAGAACAAGATTTAAAAATAGCATATGACCAACACGGTTTAGATTATACAATTATTAGACCACATAATTTTTATGGAAAAAATCAAAACATATGGGATAAATATCGAAATGTCTTAGGTATTTGGATGTATCAATTAATAAATGATATGAGACCAACAATATTCGGTGATGGGGAGCAAAAAAGAGCTTTTAGTTACGTTGATGATTCTATTCAACCTTTATGGGAAGCTTCTCAGAACCCAGATTGTATTAATCACATTATCAATCTAGGAGGAATAAAAGAGTACACGATAAATGAGGCTTGTAACACGTTATTGGAAGTTACAGAGTCAAAAATAAAACCACAGTATCTTGAAGCTAGACATGAAGTTAAATACGCCTGGTCTACTTGGGAAAAATCAGTTGATATGTTAGGGTTCGAACATAAAATAGATTTACACGACGGTTTGAAAAAAATGTGGGATTGGGCTTTAAAACAACCAAGAAGAAAAAGATTTTTTTGGTCTAATTATGAGTTAAAAAAGGGTATTTATGATTTTTGGAAAAGAGAAGAATAAATGAAAAACTTAGTGTTTATGCTAGATGTAGATATTAAAGGGGACGGGAGATACGCTAGTAACAGAAGAGAGTCTTACAAATACTCAATAGATAGTTGGAAAAAATGGTGTGACAAAAACAATTGTGAATTATTTGTTTTAAATGATTTAGTCTTAGAAAATGACAAAATGGGTATTTGTTGGCAGAGATATTATATGTTTGATATATTAGATGCAAATAACGTTGAATATAATCAAGTTTTAATGGTTGACGCTGACACGATTGTTCACCCTGATTGTCCAAACTTTTTTGAAATGACAGATAATAAAATGTGTGCTGTGGAATTTGATGGTAGTTGGGATTGGGTTTTACGTGGTATCGAAAATTATTCAAAATATATATTTGATGGTTTTATGATGCCTTGGGAGAAGTATTTTGACGCTGGTTTTATTATTGTGAATAAAAAACACAAACAATTTTATCAAGATATTGTTAGTTTTTATTTTACAAATCAAGATAATTTAATAAAATTACAAGAAACTTTTTTCAATGGTACTGACCAAACACCTGTTAATATGTTAGCACATTTACATAATATTGAATTAAAATTATTACCGTATGAATACAACATGAATGACATGGCTAGGAAAGAGGTTTTAACAGATGATTTATTATTTACCAAAGTGGGTTGGATATATCAGTACAACGCTATTCCAAACAACAAGGAAAACAAAATTACTAATCATTTGATGAAGAAAACTTATGAACATTTTTATGGAGAATTAAATGATTAAATTAAATAACAAATATGTCATAGGGACACACGTCATGTTCTTTGAAATTGAAATGTATAAGGATTTCATTGATGGTTTGGTAAATTTATTACAAGATGTGAGTAATAAAAATAATGTAACAATTGATTTATGCTTTAATCTAACAGAGAACGTGGAAAAAATAGACTTTGAAAAAACATCAAGAGATGAATTACTGAATAAATTTCATAATGGTGTGGACGTGATTAGAAACATGGGTTATACCGTTAAAGCAAAAATAGTAGAGGACGAGTTTTATTTCCATACAGATTACAGAAGAGATTTGAATTATAACTATTGTAAAAAAGTTGATTATGTTATGTGGGGTGAGACCGATAGTTTTTTTCCAAAAGAAGCGTTCCAAGTCATAGAAACATTATCCGAGTACACTAATGAGCAAAATATACATAGATATTTATTAAGTTTCGCTGATAGAAAAATGTGGGATTCTTCCTGGGACCCGTTAGTTCATGTTGACTATAAAGATGTAGTCTTTGAAGATGAGGAAGATTCTTATTTGAATCCAAATCAAGCAAAATCACCCATGTCGATTAAAAAGATGAACGAGATAAATGCAAAATCAAAAGAATTTAATTTTACTTATATTACTAAACCAAAAATAAGTGGTGCTTGTTTAGTTTTATCGTCTGATTTGATAAAATGTGGTGTGAATGTACCACCGTGTCTACTTTACAATGATGACGAGGGTTTATCAATTATGGCTGAAAAAGTGATGTCCCAAGGGTTTATTCAGTTCATTTGTGATAATATATTACACGTTCACGCTAGGAGACATCCAAATAAAAGATTATATGTTAAGAGTGAGGATAATCCTCATTCATTTATAAGTGAAAAGAATGAAAAATTTCAAAAGTTATTAGAACTATCAAGACAAAATATTCAAAGTTTAATAACAGGTAAAAATAAATTTTTTGAATATAAAGACTTGAAAAACATATTGGAGACAATGAAATGAAAAAAAGAGCATTAATTACTGGTATTACCGGTATGGATGGTAGTTATCTTGCCGATTTACTTCTCGAAAAAAATTATGAAGTATTTGGTTTAGAAAGAAGATGTTCTACTAAAAATAGAGTTAACACAACTCATCTTGAGGGTAAGATTACTTTTATAATGGGTGATTTAACAGACCAAAACTCATTATTAAGGGCATTAGAAATATCAAATCCAGATGAGGTGTATAATCTAGCTGCACAATCATTCGTAAAGGAGAGTTGGAACACACCTGAACAATCATCTAAAGTTACAGCCTCTGGTGTTTTAAGAATGTTAGAAGCTATAAGACAATATAATAAAAATATAAAATTTTATCAAGCATCAACATCTGAAATGTTCGGAAAAATGGAAAATTTCGCTAATGAGGACACTCCTTTTTACCCAAGGTCACCTTATGGTGTAGCTAAATTGTATGGTCATTGGATAACAATAAACTATCGTGAGTCTTATGATATGTTTAATGTTTGTGGTATACTTTTTAATCACGAAAGTGAGAGAAGAGGTAAGGAATTTGTAACTAGAAAAATTACTGACGGGGTTGCTAGGATTCATTTAGGGTTACAAGATTATATTACTCTTGGTAATTTAGATGTTAAACGTGATTGGGGTTACGCACCTGATTATGTCGAAGCTATGTGGATGATGCTACAACAAGAAGAACCAAATAATTATATTATTGCTACTGGTCAATATCACACACTTGAAGATTTTTTGAATGTGTCATTTAAAGAGATTGGAATTGATAATTGGTCTAATTATGTTAAGCAAGATGAACGATATATGAGACCAGCTGATGTATTTTATTTAAGAGGTGACTCATCAAGGGCTCAACAAGAGTTAGGTTGGAAACCAAGAACATCATTTGAACAAATGGTTAGTAGAATGGTTCAAAATGATATTAGGTTGTCAAATGATAAGTAAAAATGCCATAATAGAATCAAAAGAAATTACTATTGGTAAGAATGTTACAATTGGTGATAATGTTGAAATAAAGTGTCCTGAATACATTCGAATAGGGGATAATTCTGTAATAAGTGATAACGTTAAAATAAATTGTACATCTTTCGAGGTCGGTGACTATTTGTTTATGTGTGAACGTGTTGAGGTTGGTCGAGGTGGTTGTTACGGCCCTAATTCTAGAGTTAAGATTGGAAAACACGTTGGTATTTTTGAAGGGACTGTAATCAATCCATCAGAGATGGTTGAAATTGGTGACGACGTTGGTATCGGTGGTGATGTGATGATTTGGACACATGGTGCTTGGTTAGACGCTCTTCAAGGATTTCCAGCTGATTTCGGACCTGTAAAAATTGGTAATAGTGTTTGGTTACCCGCAAGAAGTATAGTTTTACCTAACGTAACTATTGGTGATAATGTAGTTATAGGAATTAATTCAATAATTAATAGAAGTCTTCCAAATGGTTGTTTCGCAGCTGGTTCACCATGTAAAGTTATAAAAGAAGACGTATATCCGAAACCGTTGTCAACGGAGGCTATAGAAAAATTAGTGGTCGATATTTTGGATAATTGGAAAAAATTAATTGAATTCAAAGGAGTTACGCGACCAGTGGATGTTAACTACGAAAACGGAAAAATATTTTTGAATCAGAGTCATTACAAAACTATTTATGATATACAAGACAAAACTATAAATGGTTATATTAATGACGTTGCAGAAGATTTAAGAGATTATATGCGTAGAAGAGGAATCAAAATTTATAATGGAGAACCATTTAAATCAATAAAGTTATAAGGAAAAAAATATGAGGTTTTTAAATTGTAATAAGGTTTTATGTTTAGCGGCTCATCCAGATGACGTTGAGTATGGTATGTTGGGAAGTATAATGAAATTCAGCGACACTAAGTTTGATATCGTGGTATTGTCCGAGGGTGGTAATTTTGATGAGTCAACATCAGTAGATAGACATGAAGAGTGTAAAAACATATGGGAGGGTGTAGACAATCTCAATGGTAGTTTTTTACCGATTAAGCACGTAGCTGATGTTAGTGAAGATGAACTAATAAATACAATTGAATCCAATTTTGATATAAACACTTATGATTCTATTTGTACACCACCGATACAAGATGCTCATTTTGAACATAGAAAAGTAAATAGAGCTTCATATGGTTTAGTAAGAAGAATAAAATGTGGACTAATTACCTTTAGAACTCCAAGTGTCATGGAAACATGGACTCCAAACTTTTATGTCGATTTGAGTGACCACATTACAGATAGTGGAGCTGTCGTATCATTTGCGAAGAAAAAGGCGTTACAAAAATTTGAATCACAACAAGAGAAATCCTATTTTAAAGATAGTTCCATCAACAGTTTTCACTCCGATTATCAATGTTCACAAAGAGACATGAGTTTTGTTGAGAGTTTTAAGATAGAAAGATGTTATAATTAATGAGGATTGGATTTTTTTCAGAGGGTGGTTACGTTGGAAAAATACCTAGAAATCATCCTAACATGCGAACCGATGTCGCCTGGGTTTGTGCATTGAACGCTACTCACCATCCAATACCACATTTAATTGATTTACCTGATAACTCATATGACGTAGGTGTTTTAATTGTTCCGAAAAAGAGACGACCATTATTGGAGTTTCCATTGTTAGAGCAGTACAAGAGGGTTTGTAAGAAAGTCACCGTCATGCAAGAAAGTTATTATAATTACTGGCAAGATAGTGAAATAGATGAACAAATATGGTATTTTAATTTTTTAGTTGAGATGGATTTAATCTTCTGCCATAACGACATAGATTTAAAATATTATAACGGAATAACAAATGTGAGAACCGAGTTATTACCCACGGTTATGATTACAGATAACATCAAACCAAGGGATGAGTGGGGTGATGGTGTTATCATAGGTGGTAATTGGGTTCGAGATTATGGTGGATTTGATTCCTATCAAGTAGCGTTAGAAATAACGGACGACATAACCTCAATAACCACTGGTAGAATGAAACCACAAGAGAAAGATTTATTTAAACATTTAGATTGGATGTATTGGAGTGAGTGGATAAATGTTCTTAGTCAATATCACGTTGGTGTCCAATTAGGGACTGCAGCCGCTGGGACATTTAATTTGAATTGTAGTTTTCACGGAATACCTTGCATAGCATACTCCAATTCAAACACCCAAAAGATATTGCATCCAAAAACCACGGTGGAGTTAGGTGACGTAGTTGGAGCAAAAAAAATAGCTCGTAAACTTAAAGATAAAACATTTTATGATGAGTGCATGGTAGATACACAAAAAAATTACGAAAAATATTATTCAGAGAAAAGATTTTTAGAACATTGGAAGAGGATATGGTCTTAATATGAAATACTTAGTAACAGGTGGTGCCGGTTTTGTCGGTACAAATTTAATTAAAAGGTTAGTTAAAGACGGACACGACGTGACATCGGTGGATAACTACTCAACTGGTAAAGAAGAAAATCATGTTGATGGTTGTAAATATCACAAAAATGATTTATCTAGTGAACATATTCTTGGTATTTATGTTGATGCTCATACTTACCCACGTTGGAGAGATGATAATTTTGATTTAATATTTCATCTTGCAGCGTTACCGAGAATAGTACCATCATTCAAAGACCCCGTAGCAACATATAAATCTGGTCCAGTTGCAACAATTAATGTATTAGATTTAGCTAAGAGGAACAAAACTCCTGTCATATACTCAGGTTCATCATCTTGTAGTGGTGACGTTTATGCTAATCCATATACATTTAGTAAATGGCAGAACGAAGAATTAATGGTTCTTTATAATAAATTATTTGATGTTCCTATGTCGATATGTAGATTCTATAATGTGTATGGGGAACACCAAGCCACTGAAGGTAGTTATTGTAATGTGTTAGGTACATTCGAAAAACAACATAGGGAGGGTAAACCATTAACCATTACAGGTGATGGTGAACAGAGAAGAGATTTTACCTACGTTGGAGATATAGTCGATGGTTTAGTTAGATGCGCTGATGGTTTATTAGATGTTGGTAATGGTTCGATTGATGGAGAGTCTTTTGAATTGGGTAATGGAAAAAATTATTCCATAAATGAATTGGTTGAAGCGTTTGGAGATTATCCAAGGGAGCACATTTTAGCTAGACCAGGTGAGATGAGAGAGACATTGAACACCGATACAAAAGCTCAAGAAATCTTAGGTTGGGAACCAAAAGGTGATATTATTGATTATATTAAAAAAACTTGGAGTCAAAATGAAGAGTAAAAAAATAATAATAATAGGTGGTACAGGTGCTTTAGGTAAAACACTTATTAAAAAATATTACGAACAAAATACAATTATGATATTTTCAAGGGATGAGCACAAACACGTTGATTTATTAAAACAATATCCAAAAATTAAATCTTATCTAGGTGACATCAGAGATAAACAATCTATCAAAAATTCCTTTCAGAAATTTGAACCAGACGTGGTTATTAACACAGCGGCTTTAAAGCATGTGCCAATTTGTGAGGATAACGCAATAGAGAGTGTAAAAACAAATATATTAGGTCACCAAAATTTAATAGAGGTGACTAACGACTACAAAAAATTAGAGACTTTAATTTTTGTCTCAACAGATAAGGCATGTAAACCAATAAATATTTACGGAATGTGTAAAGCGATAAGTGAAAAATTATACTATAATTATTCTGAGTCATCTGGCAATACAAAAGTCGTCATGGTGAGGTACGGAAATGTGTTAGAGTCAACTGGTTCCGTAATTCCGTATTTTAAAAAACTAATCGAGGACGGAGAAAAATATCTACCAATAACTCATCCTGAAATGACACGATTTTTATTAACACTAGACGACGCCACAGACTTAATAGACTGGGCATATAATTATAAAAAATCCCATGGTAAAATAGCAGTTCCAAAAATTAAAGCGATGAAAATAGTTGATATGGCGAATTGTCTCATTCAAAAACAAGATTTACTCAAACAGATGTCTTTTGATTTTATAGAGGATGGTGTTCCCGATAGTGGTATTAAGTTAAAAATAGTCGGTATTAGACCAGGTGAGAAACTACATGAGGAATTAATCTCTGAGGAGGAATGGCTGAGAACAGAGGAACATGATAACTTTTTGATTGGAACAAAAACCACCAATGATGAATTATGGTCATATAATTCTAGGGATTCTTTGATGGACGATTCAGAGACTTATCAGTTTTTAAAAGACTCTGGTGTAATAAAATGATTGGTTATAAATTAAGAGATTGTTGTGCTGGTTGTGACAATAATGATTTCTTGACAATCCTTGAATTAGGTGAGGTTCCATTAGCAGGTGTTTTTCCATTATATGAGGAACTTGAATCTACTGAGAACATATATCCTTTGAATTTATTGTTTTGTAAGAAATGTGGTCTTGTACAAACCGATTCATTTATTGAACCTCAAATATTATTTGAAGATTATAGATATGTATCGTCTGTCGGTCTATCAAATCATTTTAAAGATTTAGCCAATATACTGAATGATAAATATGATGTCAAAGGTTTAAATATATTGGAAATAGGTTGTAACGATGGAGTTTTATTAGAGCCATTATCTAAATTAGGAGCAAAAGTAGAGGGTGTAGACCCAGCTAAAAATATAGTTAAGTTAGCCATTGATAAGGGTTTGAAAGTTCATGACGGATATTTTAATGATGAAACCTTTGGAAATGATAAATTTAAAAACAAATATGATTTAGTCTTATCTAATAATACGTTTGCACACATACCCGATATCCAATCTGTAGTTAGGGGTATAAAACACGTTTTAAAACCAGATGGTGATTTTATATTCGAGGTGCACTATCTTGATAGTTTAATTCATGGTAAACAATGGGATAATATTTATCATGAGCATATTTTCTATCATTCAATTACAGGATTAAATAACTTGTTTAGTAAATATGACATGACTATAATTGACTTTGAGGAGATACCAATTCACTCTGGTTCAATCAGAGTCACGGTTACTAATAGTAAATTAATAAATACACCACAAAAAGTCTTAGATAAGATAGGTGATGAATCTAAAACAATCGCTAATCTAGAATACTTGAAAAGTTATGGTGAAAATGTGAAAAGTCATATCAATGATTTTAATGACACAATACAAGAATTACAAAAAAATCATGTCATAGCTGGTTATGGAGCTTCAGGTAGAGCTAATATGTTTTGTAATTTAACAAGTCTGAATTCAGACGTTGTGAAATTTATAGTTGATGAATCACCTGAAAGATGTGGTAGATATATAGCTAATACGGATATACCTATCGTTGATGTCGAAACACTAAAAAATAGTGATGTTGATTTATTAATTATATTTGCTTGGAATTACTCAAAAATGATAATAGAAAAAACACAATTTAAAAAGTTTAAGTACCTTGTAGCGTTTCCAACTATTCAAGTTGTGGACACAGTTGATGAATTGAAAGGTTTTGATTCAATATGATAATAAAAGATGAAAAGTATTTAGTGACTGGTGGAACTGGTGTCGTAGGTCACGAGTTATGTAAACGGATAGTTGAGATGGGTGGGAAAGTATTAGTTCTATCTCGCACAGAGGAAAAATTAAAAAAATTACAAGAAAAGTATGGTGTAGAAATACTAATTAGCGATATACTTAACAAAGAAAATGTTAAAAGAGCTGTTAGAGATGTTAAAGGTGTGTTCCATCTTACAGCATTGGCACAAGGTATGCAATCAGGCAAATGCATTGAGTCAATAAATACAAATATTCTTGGTTCTTTAAATGTTTTAGTCGAATCTTTAGATAAAGATTTTGTGTTGGGGATTAGTTCTGATAAGGTAACACAAGTTTCAGGTAACTATGGAGCCACAAAGTTTCTGATGGAAAGATTATTTAGTGAGTTTGAAGAAATCAATCCAAATACAAAATATAGAGTTGTAAGATTGGGAAATGTAATTTATTCTGTTGACTCGGTTTTAGAAAAGTGGAAAAGTAGAATTAAAAATAATGAGGAGATTATTATCACGGAACCAACCGCAACAAGATTTTTTATGACGAAAGAACAATCTGTCGATATGATTTTTAATTGTTTGGATAACTCAACTGATTCAACGCCATATTTCGAAGATATAAAATCAACATCTATGGGAAACCTATTGAAGGCTATGTCTAACAAGTATTTACCAAAAGATGGTGAATTAACAGTAAAAGAGATAGGGTTACAACCGAATGAAAATTTACACGAGAGAATTGTTGAGGATGGCCCGTATACGAACGAGATAGAACAATACACTATTGAAGAATTAGAGGAGATAATATGATTGTAGATTGTAATCCAGAATTTGGTTGTGAGTTAGCATTAGCTTTACCTTATGCTTATTGGTTGCATGAAAGAGGTGAGTTGGATAAGGTTATAACCACGCAAGGAATGAAACCTTTTTATTATTTTTGTGATGATGTAGAGGAAAAATACGACCATCGGACTATTGATAACAACGCGGCTAATATGCAATCATTACCGAATCCATGGATTTATGGAACACAACTAGACGCTAAACTATATCAAAATGAATGGGAACATTGGGAATCATTTTATAACGCTCCGAACGGAGTTGGTATATTAAATTATGAAAAATGGAAGATGCCTAATTTTTCAGAACGATATAAAAATGACAAGTTTTTATTTGATAAACCATTTATAGTTATCGCAAATAGATATAATTGGGAGCATGGTCAACCACCAGTGGGTTATTTTAGTTTACCCTGCTTATACGAAATGTTTTCATATTTGACAAGTCAAGGTTACAAAGTAGTTTACAAAAGACCAAGAAATAATGAATTTCCATTAGACCAAAATGAAATGAATACCGTATTTAACAAAGAAAACCTTGTTAATAAAGTTGAAGGTGGTGGGTTTATATCAGATTATGATTTGACAACTCATTTCAAAGATGTAATTTTATTAGATGAGATTGTAATTAATAACCCAGACTTTACTTACAACGAGGTACAGTTAAATTTATTTGCTAACGCTGATAAGTTCATTGGTATAAGTGGTGGTTCGACATTAATATTAAATTTATTTCAAAAACCAACCATTACGTATTTGTACAATAAATCAGACCTACGTGAAAAGTTTTGGGAGGACGAAAAAGGAAACAAAAATATTAAAAACTATTATTACATGATGAATCCAAATGTAATCCCGTATATTGATGTTGAGTGTGGGGACATGAGACAAAATAAATTCGATAACTTTTTAAATCTAATTAAGGAAACAATTTAAATGAAACTAAAACAAAAAATAGGAATAATAGGTAGAGGTTTTGTTGGTTCAGCAGTTGAGTTTGGTTTTTCTCCTAACACAGGATGTGATGCTGAAATTAGAGTTTATGATAAAGACCCATCAAAATCATTACACTCATTAAGAGAGGTGGTTGAAAAAAGTGACATAATATTTTTATCAGTGCCAACACCATCAAACCCTGATGGTTCCATGAATTTAGATATTGTTAGTGGTGTTTTGAGTGAAATAAATGATATGTATTCTAATTTTGGAGTCGACAACATAATATTATTAAGGTCAACCGTCACACCTGGAACAACAAGAAAATTACAATCAAAGTATCCTAAATTAAAAATAGTATTTAATCCTGAGTTTTTGACTGAAAGGTCAGCGAAATTTGATTTCATCAATCAAAGCAGATTCATACTCGGTGATGGGGGTAATGAGATTGATTCTCATTATACAGAACGTGTAGCACGTTTATTTAAAGATAGATTTGGTGAGAGCACATCCATAATTAAAACCAATTATGAAACAGCGGAATTAATCAAATATATGAATAATTGTTTTTTCGCAACGAAGATATCATTTTTGAATGAGATGTATCAAATATCAGAAAAAAGTGGGGTTGATTGGGAAACTGCGTTGGACGGATTTGTTCGAGATGGTAGGATTGGACACTCTCATTTAAACATACCTGGTCCTGATGGTAAACTTGGTTTTGGTGGAAGTTGTTTTCCAAAAGATGTCCAGGCCATAGTCAATTACGGAAAATCATTAAACCTAAACATGAACACTTTAGAGGGAGTTTGGAACACGAATCTAGAGGTTAGACCAGAAAGAGATTGGGAAAATTTGAAAGGAAGAGCTGTAGTAGATGAAACCGATTAGTTTTATACAACCAAGTAGAAATAATTTAAAATATTTAAAGTGGTCATATGAAAGTATAAGAAAGAATCTTGACCCGATGCATGAAATATGTTGGGCTGATGATTTTTCAGATGACGGAACATGGGAATGGATGCAAGAGATAGTAAAAAAAGACCCAAATGTAAAAATACATAGAAATGAAGGCCCTAACAGATTAGGTCACACCATACTTTATGATACTTTAGTTAATGATTACGCTACAAATGATATTGTAATGATTTATCACGCTGATATGTATGCTTGTCCTGGATTAGATGAATATGTTTTGAATCATATGAAACCAGCCACAGTAGTTTCAGCTACAAGAATAGAACCACCACTACATCCAGACGGACCTGAAAAAATCCTCAAAGATTTCGGTATCGAGCCAGAAGAATTTGATGAACGTGGATTATTAGAATTTGTGATGGATTATAATTCTAAGAAACATGATAGACCGACAAAAGGAATATTCGCTCCATGGGCTATCCATAAAAAAGATTTTCAAGCGATTAACGGACATGACCCATTATACGCACCACAATCAAAAGAAGATAGTGATATTTTCAATAGGTTCGTATTGGCCGGTTATGATTTGGTTCAAACTTGGAGAGGATTCGTCTATCACATGACAAGTCGTGGTAGTAGATTCAAAAATGGTGCCATGAGGAATCCAGCCGGTCAAGTATTCATGAAAGGTAGAGAATCATCAGAGTGGTTAGAACAAAATCTTAGAAGTACAAGAAACTTCATCCGCAAATGGGGTCATATGGTAAAACACGATGAAATGATGTATCCTATTATACCGCACAAATATGATATCGGATTTATAGCTAGAAATTGTGATTTTAATTTACTCAAGGAATTAGAGCCTTGGTGTTCAACTATTTACATCGAGTATACAGGCGTGATTGACGCATACATAAAAGAGGAACAAAAAAATACAGAGTTTAACTTAAAAGATAGAATAAAACACTTTCAAAACAGAAATAAACTAAATAATGATATTATTATTGAGTTTGATTGTAAAAAACTGAACGCTAATAATTTTCAAGTGATAGTGGATTTATCTCAGATGTTAGAAGATTCTGCCATGATTGGTGAGATGGAATATGATATATATAATTTTAAAATAAAATCACTTGAAACTTATGAGAAAGAGTTAATTTTGAGAAAATGACATACTATTTATTATTGAGTGGGGATTCTGAAAAAGATACCCTTTACGAGACAAATGTTTTAGGAGAGGAAAGTTTTGATACGTTTTATCCGTCAGTTGGTTTTATGATGTTACATAGAATAATAAATCAACAACCAGAGCTACTTGAATCAATTCAGATTCTAGATGAACAAAAGAAATCATACAGCATAACAGATTTTTTAGATAAACTAGGAGAGTGGAAAATAAAAAAAGCACTTGACTCGTAATAGTTTTTTTTGTATATTTAACTTAGGAGAAAGATGATGCCAACAGTTCAAAATTGGGAAGAGTGGGATGAAGTTGAGGAACAATTTCAAGATGAACAAGTTCGTGAAAAGATAAATTTCAAAAATAAAACAAAAAAAAGGAGAGATAAAAAACAAAATGAAAAAATATCTCAAAAGTTACAAGAAAATATTAAATCGACTTAGCTTAACTTTCATAAGCATATTATTAGTATCGTGTGAGGATACTAATAATTATAATTACAATATTGAGTTTGATTTAAGATTAAATCAAGATGAGAATGGTTACTATCACCTCACCTTGAATAGATATGATTGGCAAACACTTCATCGAGTAACGGCCACTGTAAAGGGTGAAAATCAAAAAGGATTAGAAAATTTTTGGATAGAGTGGGACGCCAATCTTTATTGGTATATTGGTGATACTCTCGGATACGTGGTTAGTAGAGGTTTGAATAGTGAGTTACAATATGTAAATTATGATACTAATTATGTTACTTGGTTTAATGGTTTTGAAGTGCCGACAACAAATCAAGTTAGTTATTCTGGTGAAGACGGTATCTTGAACAATATGATAGCACCAGTTAGGAGCATGATAGGTGATACTTTAATGTTAACGGCGTTTTGGTTTGATGGTAGTGCAACCTTTGGAATAGTATTGGATTAAATATGATATATGAATTAAAAAATAAGAACACTAATGATGTTATAACCAAAATAGACACGGACAAATTTGACATCAATGATGCAAAGTTTTACTTCATGGGTACAAAGAGATTAGAGGAAGAAGATTTTGATAGTTTGTTCGTGGTTAGTGAAGCACCCGTGATTAAAAAAAATATTAGTTATGATTGGTGGGAAGAAGAGAGAACGAATCTTGATATTGAAAAAGACGAAGAATACAAAGGTGGTCATCTAGGGTAATGTCTGATTTAAGCGATTTACACGATTACGAAAGTAAACCCAAGAAAAAGAATCCTTTTCGTAGTAAACCAATACCGAAGAGCAGGATAGAATGGGCCATTAGGTCAACATTATCTATTAGAGCGGCTGCTAAGCATCTCGGTGTTAGTTATAATACATTTAAGAAATACGCCAAAATGTATGATTTATTCGAGAGTAATAAAAATCAAAGTGGTAAGGGAATAACGACAAAAGGTAATACTGGGTGGGGTGTTAAAATACAAGATTTGTTTGACGGAAAACATCCTAAATATCCACATTGGAAGTTGCAAGAAAGAGTGGTGCGAGACGGTTATTTGAAACAAGAGTGCAGTAATTGTGGTTATGATGATTATAGAGAAACAGATATGAGAGGCCCGTTCTTGATATGTTTTCTTGATGGTGATTCAAGTAATTATGCGTTAGATAATCTTTATTTATTATGTTACAATTGTTTCTTCATAGTTAAACCAACTGGTCGTATGTTATCAACGCCAAAAAATGTCACGTTATTACGTAAGAAATTAGAAGAAGTATGGGTGGAAAAGGATGAGGAATAATATTTATATACAAATGGAGACCAACCTTGAATCAAGCCGATAAAAAAGAATTTGAAATCATTCACAACAAGATAGATATCTTAACCAAGGATATCAAGTTCATCAAAGAAAATTTATTCAATCCACATGAAGGGTTATGGGCGGAGACAAAACTCAATACTCAGTTTCGTCAATCAACATCCAAGTGGAGAGGCGTAATAGGTACAGGTTTCGTAGGGTTATTTATCAAACACGTCTGGGATATGTTCAATCCATAAAATGTACGACCATTATAAATCAGTACCAGACCCAGCCACAAAAGTAAATCACAAGAAGAAAAAACCAAAGTTAGTAGCGGTAGTAGACGAGGATAACTGCACAGGATGTCAAGTGTGCGTTCCGTTCTGTCCCGTGGATTGTATAGAGCCAGTTCCAAAGGACAAATACGATATACCGATACCGCCTGTTCAGATTAGATTCGATGAGTGTATCGGGTGTCAGATATGTGCAAAGGTTTGTACAGCGTTAACGTGGGACGCCATCAGAATGATGAAGACCGAGGAGTTCGAGGAAGTTTACGACTATGAAATTTCGTGACATGAGAGGATGGTAAAAAAATTTTTTTAATAAAACAAAGTTACGTTATATATATGAGTATAGAGAGGGAACACCCGAAGTTAAGACCCTCATTACCCGACACCTTGTTAGTTAGGAAACCGAAATGAAAGGAATACACAAATTAATAGTTACACTGCTCTTACTTATCACATTTGTTGATACATCACCAACAAAAACCAAACCAACATTGATTACATTGAAACTCAATTCCTCCGAAATCGTAAACGATTCCGAAGGTAGAAAATCATTTGAAAGGCTCAAACCATCAAATCTATTTTTTATATTTCCCAAGACCAAGTTCAAGCAAGACTACGTGGAGCACCTCAAGTTCGAGATACGTCAGCTCAACGATAACAGCTTTGAAATATTGGGTAGCCCAATAGACTGGCCACAATATGAAGGGAGCGTGAAATGAGCGAACGCGAGGAGGCAATCAATAGGGATTTGCTAATATTGATGATGCATAGACAACCCAATTTAATCACGCGTCTTTGGTCAAGATGGATGAGGTGCGTGTCATGTTAACGCATAACATCGCTACAATCCTGAAGAACCTAATGGAGTACGCCGTCAACTCCATGAAATCATTCTTGTTGTTCTTTAGTGTGGAGCACAACAAAATGGATTATAGCGATGACGATGACATTCATGAACCAGATGATGACTTCATGGAAGATGATGGCGAGGATGACTTCGTGCAATACAAGGGGCCATACTGTGAGACTCCGTAATCAGATTAGAATCGTTAAGGTGATTTGGTTGGTGTGGATATGCTATATGGTATCGCTGATGGGTTGCGAGGATACATACGTGATGGGGTATAATAGCAATCTAGAGACGCTCGATACCGATAGTCTGTATGTGCAATGATTTGGTTATTCAAACGCGTGATGGATTGGATAGAGCAATTCAATACATGGGATGAGTAAAAAAGTTTTTTGCTCGAGCTCTGTTGGCCGATTCAAAACAAAGTTTTATTTCAATGCGTTCTATTTATAATTAATCCGAACGATTTCCAATCATGTGGTTTTGAACTGCATGGAATTAATAATCATCATTATCGTGACCTTGCTCTATTGGACTTGGTTGATACGATACCTCAAGAAACACTAACCCACATTAAAAAGCAATACGTCGTTTTTGACACATTTATGGAGTTTTCATAGGTATGCCTACCACCTTTTCACAATCCCATTCCACAAACACTCCATAACACACCACTCCACTTCTACCCCCCATTCCCCATCTTTCCCCACCTTTTGATATAGTTTATTACTGGAGGCCATCCAGAATATCCTGTTATAATATGGTGAAAACTAATACACGTCCGTGACGCCCGGAATTTTTTGCCCTATATGACGATTTGACATACTTGGATTACCTACCCAGTTGATGACAAAATGACAAGCCTGTTATTTTTTTTGCTAATTTTCATGTATGTCATATTGTCATGTTGAGCAAAATAGAAAAAAGCTCTTGACTTTTACTGGCTAATGTCGTATATTTGTATGTTGTGGGGTAGGCCTACTACCAGGCCAGTCCAAAAAAACGAAAAAAGCCGTGATTTTTTTAAAAAAGCTCTTGACTTGTATTGTGTGCATACCGTATATTTAGGTATGAAAAATGATAATAAAACAAAAGGAAACGAAATGAACTACGAAGATTACATGGAATTACTTTCTGAAGAGATAGGCCAGTCACTTGAAATAGAAGCTATGGAAGAAGCGTTGTCTGATATGGAAGAGGAATATGGTAGTGAGACCGTCAACGATTATATGAATTATGGTGTGTAATAAAAAAAAGTGAAAAAAGCTCTTGACACGTATACTGGTTATGTTGTATATTTAGGTATAAGATTTAGATGAGTGGAGAAGGTTTTGGGTTTCTCATTTCACCCGTTCTTTCCCTTCTCCACAAAAGATTCGAAAGACAAGAAGGGCGTTGATAGGAGATTAATCACCTCCTGAGTCTAATGGAGTTCTGAGAAACGAAGAGCTGATTACTTGAGTTTTGTTTGAGGGGCTGTAGGGTTCAAATCCCTACCTTGTCTACAAGATTTAAAATTAGAGAGCCGAAATAATCCGTAAAGACATCGGCGGTGTGGTGAGACACTTGAAGTGGTATTCGTGATAGGGTTGAATTACGTACTAGAGACCCGAGACAGCCTCTCTTCTAAGTTTAAAGAGTAGTGGATAAACACCACAAACCCTAGAGCGATAATATCAAACGACGGAGCGTGAGGACTTCCCCACTACTCAAAGAATTAAACAACAAGTGGTGGGTAAATGGGATACCGACGCGTAGAGACATAGATACTGACGTGTTCCACCACGAAAATTTAGAGTAGTGGAGATATAACGGCTTGGTTCGAATCCAAGAGACTTGCAATTTTAATAGGTGATTTCGGTCATCTATAAAATACTTATAATAAACAATCAAGCCTGTGAGGTAAAAAGCATTTTATGACATCAGAACGAATAGACAACATGATAATGAAAGAAATAGTATACGATATAACGGCGGGTAACCTTTTGACCGACGCTGATGACGCAACACTCAGCATGATGTTGCAACACATGCAACACGTCAAGGAATACTTTCGAGAGAACGGGGTGATAATTGGAGAGGCATGACCCACCTGTACTAATTTGTCGTGAATCCAGAAGTATGTCATGCTGTCATACGGCTCGGACTCGTCCGCATGTCGAGGTAAGCTTTTTCACCTATAGGAATTAATAAACATCGGTATCACAAGTGATAAACACTATTACTAAAACCAAGAAACTTAAACAATTAAATCTTGCTCAGTTCTATATCCAACTGGTGACAGCTGGTCTTTTTGCGTATTTATCCATACGTGACGCCGACATGGTCAAGATGTTGATTGCTTTCCTCTTGTTGCTTAGCTGGACATTGGGTTATTGGAGACATAGAATCGTTAGAAGAAGATTAATGAAATAGGAGTTATGAATGAGTAAAAAGAAATTAAAGGTTGGTGATTTCGTCTATCCAACATTACCAGGCGTCATGGAACCAGGTGACCCATGTTATGTTGTGGAAAAGATAGATGGTGATATGCATACAATCGTTCAAACAATCAAGCACTACAAGAGCACGTTGGTCGTTCCCTCTAGTAAGCTCAGGAGGTTGTGATGAGCATAATGGACGCGTTAAGGATTATGTGCGAGTATTTCGATGATGATAGGGCACTAGGGGAGTACGTGCGTATGCTGACCGAGATACCGCAAGGGAGTTTGGATTTAAAGGAATTCAAAATGGATTTATCGGACTTCAGAACTAAACATTTTGCGGATGATTTCCACGAGGGGAAGCAAACCCAGTCATTCACGCTGGATGAATTATTGAAAAACACAGGGATTACCAAAAATGAACAATGATAATTATGACCCTCTTCTCTGGTATAAACAAACTATAGAGCGTATGTCTTGGGATGAGATACAGGATTTGATGACTGAACGAATACAAAATGGTTCTTGGGATAATTTCGTCAAGACTCTGGGTAAACCACCACACGTTATAAAGCATGATTACTTCATAAAGCAGATGAACAAGGATAAACATGAATAAAAAAAAATTAACCTCACCGATTGACTCAATAGTTATAGACATGATACTTGAC